TACCCTCCTTCTTTTTTTTTCAATTTTTTACACTCTACTATATAGAATAGATAAATTATATATTGGAGGAAAATAAAATGGCAATTATTATTATCACATTGGTATTTTTGTTCGTACTTAATAGAGGTATTGTATCTATTATAAAAGGATTTGGTGAATTTCTTTTGAAATTATTCGGTAAAGCCGATTAACTCAAAAGGAACAACCAAGTTCCTTTTTTTTTTACTTAAGGAGGTAAATAAAATGAAAAACAATAAAAAAGAACGTGATATGGGGTTCTGGGAAACCTTGCTAGCTATATTCTTGCTAGATTGGTTATTCTAAAATAATTACAATCCACTATATAGAATAAATATTTTGGAGGATTTTATAATGAATAAAATTATGCAAATGCGTATGGAAATGCGCGATGAAGTTAAGAAGGTTATCGCTAATAAAGCTGATGCGATCGACGATCTTATTACTGATCGTTATATGAAAGACCCTAACTCGTATGTTAATATCAAAGTTACTGATATTGCAGATGCTTTAGGAGTTTCTAAATATATCGTACAGAATAATATCGATTTGATCCAAACGGTTATTATCGAGAAATTCGGCTACATCGTCGTCCCATTCGTAGATGACGATTTTGATATTGTAATCTCACTAGGGATTAGATTCTAAGAAAAACGCTGGGTATTTTACTCAGCTTTCTTTTTTTTTTGAAAAGGAGGAGCTTATGAAAAGAGAAGCGACTGTCAAATTCATTTTTGGCTTTATTATCTCATGCCTTGTATCTGCGCTTGTGGGTATTTCTATTTGGTTTGGTTATACCATGGCCTATATGAAGTATCAGCCACTACAACAGGAAAGGGATATGTATAAGAGCCGTTGGGAGATCAGAGATAAAGCCGCGACCTACTACTATCAACAGTATAAGGACGTTAAGGAAAAGTATGATCTTATTAAAAAGGTAAACGAAACTAAAAATAAATAGGGTAACTATTATGTACGATAAAGGAAATTGCTACTTGAAGACAATGGAAGAAAACTGGGAACAAATTCGACGTGACTCAGATAAAAGAAGATACCTTAGTGTTGATGTGACGCGTATCCTAAATAAGGTCCAAAACATGATAAATACCTTTAAACCGTATAGTATGGAGACCCTTACCGAACCGTTGACCGTTTGCCTGTCATCAACATATTTAAATAAGATCTATGAAGAGCAAGGAGTCCCTTACAAGTACTTTGAAGCTGCTTCTAAAGATGTACTTATCCCAACGTTAATCAACGACTTTGGATATTCTGCAAGATTCAAATATGACAGCTTATTAGACGGTACTGTTATTGGTTATAGTGTAGTAATCCAACTACATAAAAAATAATTACATCTCACTATATAGAAAGAGAGGTAACAATTATGTTAAGACGATTACTACGTTTTATTGGTTTCTACTGTCTAGCTGGATATGCTGTTCTTGAGAAGTCTTATATTGATAAGCTGATTAAGAATGGGTATCTGGATAAGGACGCAGAACAACAAAACCGCAGATTAGAAGTTACACGATTTGTACTTACTAAACTTAAGAAAGAGTATTAGTCTGGATTATTTTCCAGGCTTTCTTTTTTTTTCAAAAGGAGCTTACTTATGAAGAAACAATATGATAAATCTAAATGTAAACTACTCTCTAAAGATCTAAATGTTGAGGAGATTATCGCTAGGAATAAATCTGTATTAGCTAGTTATGACTTTACAACCGTACTAAATGCAATTCAACAAAAATTCAATAGAATGCAGGGGTTCCCATCTGAGGAACGAAAAATGTCGATAGGTATGCGCCTTATCCATGCTGTATATGAAGATGATAAAATCTCAAGTAATCTATATGACAAGCTGGATAATAAACTATTGACTATATTACGGGATGACTTTGGATATGAATGTGAAATCCAAAACTTTGGCAGTTCGTTCTTTGGTTCTTACTATCTTGTAATATATCTCTAAAATAAATACACCCCACTATATAGAAAGAGAGGTAAACATTATGTTTAATAAAATTTTTAAGAAGTCTTCTAGCAAGAAGATTGAAGAAACTATCAATGCTAAACTCGATGAGTTAAACACTAGACTTGCTAGTGCTGAAATTGGCAGTGATGAGTACGACCAGACACTTGGTGAAATTGATATTCTTACCAAATCACTCATGGACATCAAAGACCGTGAGCTAAAGGTTAAGGATAAGAAGTTGGAGCCAGCAGTCAAAGCCGCGCTAATCACAACAATTGGAGGTGCTGCTGCAAGTATTCTAGGTATTTTAATCATTCGGGACTATGAAGCTGAAGATGGTATCTTCACATCATCTGCTAAGTCATTCGTTAAGAAAATTTATTAAAGTAGGGAGTGTATACCACTCTCTCTTTTTTTTTTTGAAAGGATATTTGTATGGAACCTAAAGTAGCGGAGTACATTTACTACGAGCCTTATTTCGATAGATCATTCAGGCAGTTATTCTTTAATTATATCTATGGGATATTGTCAGAAAACCATCTTGAGGCTACTGAAGTTGACTTTGAGATGTTTCTCATCATCTTCACAACAACCATGATGACCATAAACTTCACCTTAACATCAGATATCGTACTCTATCATAAAGATGACCTCAGACAGATCTATTTCGGTTACTTCAAGATGAAGGTTGTAACATCAACTTCGCAGGAAACGCTGAATAAGCTAATCTCAAGAATGCGTAGTAAGATTGTTGAGTATGATTTATCACCTACAGATGTGGACTTCGAAAACTGTATTGATCTCATTAAGGAAGATCTCCCTGAATCATATTTAGATCAATTTTCAGATATTATCGCTTATAAATGGTCTTATTTCAAAGAATCATATTATAACATCGTTCGTATTCTACATGGGATGAGAGGATATAAATGACGCCAAAAGAAAGACAAGAGCAGCGTGAGGAACGCTATCGCAAGATGACAGATGAAGAGTTTATTCGTCATTTTGTAGCTGATGCTGTTATTCTCACATGTTACACGGATATCAAATTTAACGATGCCGATGAATGGGCTGAATGGTGTACTGAAGAACATGGTGAATGGTATTGTGGTAAATCGTTCTATAGCCTAGCAACTGATTTCAAATATTACATTGAAGAATGTATTAATAATGCGGAAAAGATAGTTAATGAACTATTATAAGGAGTATAGTCATGAAAAAGAAACCTACTATTTTTACAGTTATTGCAGTTTTAGTATTTTTAGGTATTGGATTTTGTGTGTACCATTTTACACCACACCCACCAAAAGCCGATATCGTAACTGTTGCCGATGTCAATCAACTTGATACTGATGCTGATTGGAAAGGTAAAATTGCTCGCTTGGAAATCACAGAAAGCTCGCTTGAGAGTTATGATAAAGAAACTCTGAAGTACGGCTTCTTAGGTAAGGTCAAAGTCAAAGGCTCTCCTGGAGAAGTCTATGGTCAATTCAACATGTGGGACGTGCATAACTTACCAAACATTCATATTGGCGATATTCTATATGTTCGAATAGTCGGGCTTGAAGGTAAGGGTAATGTTTTTGGTCCAATGATTAAAGGTGATATTATCTATGTTGAGAAAGGAAGTCATTAATGCGTAACGAAATATTATTATTCCCTAACAACGAGATCCTTGTCAATGCCTTATACAGAACAAGGATTACGCATCATACTAGATCAAACCATGGTATAAGATTACATATTTCTCCAATTAGCACTGCCGACCATATCGAAGATGATTTAGATGTTATGGAAAGTATCGGGGATTACTTATTTGATCTATACCTAAAAGACCCACGCATTGCGAATAAATTAATTCGCCCGAAATACTATTATAACTATAAAGTTAAAAGTTGGGTATTCACATTTGATTTTAAATAAAAATTTTACAAACCACTTATTAGAAACGAAAAATAATTTAAAGGAGGACATTAACATGTCAAATAAAGTTTCAAAAATCGTAAATGAAGAAGTTATCGAAGACGCAGTAGAAACTGTTGTCGATACCACTACTGAAAATGTTACTACAGATGTAGTACCAGTAGAGCCAACACAACCAGTGGAAGTTGTCAAACAAGGTAAGGTTAAAGCAACCTGGAATTGGATTAAACAACACCCATGGGCTGTAGCGGCATCTATTGGTGCTGGTCTAGGAGTTATTATTCTTGGTAAGAAGGTATACGACGCAGGAATGCCTGCGGAATTCGAAATAACCGAAATCAAGAATGATATTATTGAACAACCTATGGAACATGAAGAAGTCGAAACTAAAGAAGAAGAAGTTTCTGAAGAAGAATAGTTGGGTATTTTTACCCAGCTTTCTTTTTTTTTCGAAAAGGAGAAAGTATGAAAAAGACGTATTTAGATAAATATCCATATACGTTGGAGCGACTACCACATCGGTACTCAGATCGCGTCGACGTTATTGTCCGAATTGAACCGCTTGATAGTCCTCGAGCAACTGACCTATTACTTAATCTGGGATCCACTTTACACAACGCCTCGATTGAGGGTATGCCGTTTAAAGTAAAAGATCAGTTCACAGATCCATCAGATATGGAAGAAGGTAAACTCCGTATCACTCTATCTGGCTATCAACTTTAAAAATTTTTACCACCTACTATATAGAAAGGGAATAACTTGTATTACTTGGTGTATGATGAGAGCACACTTTAATAACGAGGCGCCGGTTTGATTCCGGCAGTATACAAGAAAACACTTTCTATTTTTTTTTTGAAAAGGAGAATTCATATGACACAAACGGACTATAACGAAATCCGTTCTACCAACGTAGCGAAGGTTGAAGTAGAAGAAAAGATCACCGTCGAAGCGCCTGAAAACGAACGAGTTCCTAAAAAGGCTGTTGTTAAAGGTTCTACTGTTGAAGAACGGAAACCAGGCCTTATGACACGACTTGTACGTGGTATCTTAGGCCCAAATGGTATTCGAGCTATCGGTTCATATTTGGGTAAAGAAGTTATCATGCCTGCTATTAAAGATACCTTAGTTAATACAATTAACACGGGTGTAAACATGGCAGCCTATGGTGAAGATCGTAGTCGTTACAACGGAGGATGGTCAAATCCTGCTCGATATAACAGCCGTGTTGGCAACCAGACATATACCAACTACTCTAGCGCATACCATAACAATAACCCTCAAGCGCAGGCAATTAACCCGCCTACACGAATTAAGGATATTCTACTGTTCACATGGAATGATGCTGCGACAGTTTTAGAAAACCTTAATCGGGATATTGCTACTTATGGATATGCTCGTCTTGCTGACTACTATGATTACGCAGGACAACCTAGTACCAACTATACAGACAACGCTTATGGTTGGAGAATGTTAGGCGATATTCGTATTGTACCTACTCGTGGTAAGTATCTGTTGGCATTACCACCAGTTGAAGTAATTTAATAAAAGGAGCTATAATCATGAACAAAAAAGTAATCTTGAACACAATTAAAATCGTTGCATTTGGTGTCGTACCATTTATGGTTGAAAACGGTAAGAAAGCTTTAGATAAAGCTCTCGAAGCAACTGAAAAGGCTTCTACGAAGGAGTAAATATGTGTAGTTTAATCTTTATTATTCTATTACTTATATTTCTTGCCTTATTAGGTATACTATCATATATAGTAGCCTATTTCCTAATTCCCATCATTATTTTAGTTATTATTGCATGGGCACTAACTATCTTATTTAATTAAAGGAGAACTTAACAATGTCTAAATGGAGTTATGAACTATTTAAAGAAAACGTCGCTGTACTTGCACACAACTATAAGAAAAAAGAACCTCTTATCATGACTGTAGGGGGTATTGCTGGTTTCGTAGCAACTGCTGTACTCGCATATCGTGCAAAAGCTAAGATCACAACTATTGTTGAAGATATTGAAGCTATGCGTGAAAACGACATGCCTGTCCCAGTTGGAGAAACTATCGTTCGTGTTTCTAAAGCATTGACACCTACTATTACTATGGCCACTCTATCAACCGCTGCTGTCCTTCGCTCATACCATGTGCTGACAGGACGTAATGCATTACTTGCATCTGCCCTTGCATCTGCTACTCAAGCCAATCACAAACTTCGCCGTCAAATCCGTGAGCAATATCCTGATGAACCAAATGCTCAATTCATCGGTGAACGTGAAGAAGTTCTAGCAGGGCCTGAAGAAGAAGGTAAAAAGAAACCTAAAACTGTTTCTGTAATTAACACTAACGATGTCCAATGGATGGAATACGCTTACTTTAATAAATCACAAGAATTTGTTAAAGACGATTTGAACTACAACCAAATGTTCATCACAACAATGTTCAACGCGCTTGATGAAAAACGCCGTCGTCAAGGATTCCTTAACCTTACAACTGCCTATGATGTGTTGAAAATCCCATTGGAAAAACATGAACGTCGTGCTGGTTCTGAACTAGGTTGGACAGACAATGACTTCTTTGACTTTGACGTACATGTTGTTATGGTTAAAGACGAAAACGGATATCCTTACCCAGTGCCAGTAATCGAATTCTCTCCAGTTAAGGATATTACCACTGGTGTAGATTACGGTAGTGATATTTCAGACTATCTTATCTAATAAAATATATAAAGGAGCAAACAAATTATGGAAAAACATGGTATTGTAAAATCAGGTCTAATTGCATTCGGTCTTGTTAACCTTGGATATATCGGATACGCTTTGTATAAGAATTTCAAGGACTACAAAAACAAAGAAGGCGAATACGCGGAAGAGCAACCTGAGCAATTAGAGTTGTTCGATGCAACTGAAGCTGATGCTGAAATTGTGTCTGATGAAGAAGTTGTAGAACCAACTCCACGTCGCTCAGAAAAGAAAAAATCTAAAGTTAAGTTCTATCTAGGTGTAGGCCTCTTGGCTACTGCTGTTATTGGCGGATACTGCTATGGTTACCGTTCTGCTTGGGTTAAACGTAGTAACATCGCTAACGAATCAGAAGAGCTGTTACATGCGGTTATTGACGACCGTAAAGACTACAGCGACTTCCTTGAACAGGAAATGATCAACCGTGAAATCAAGTTGGGTGTTGAGCGTGAAACAATCGTGTCTAACGCAATCAACATGATCCTGCCTGACTATATGGATACACGCTGGGTGTCATTCAACGAAGACGGCACTGTACGTTCTAACTACACCCCTAAAGTCTCAGAAGACCATGATGTAGAAACCATCACAACTGCTGTTGAAGATACATGGAACAAGCTATACGAAAAAGTTGTAGTAGCTCCTATGTCTCCAGAAAAAGCTGAAGAAGCTTAACTAGCAAAAGAATATAGAGAGTAAAGGACCAGGCTGGTTCATATACCAGTCTTCCACTATATTCTAAGGAGGTTTATATTATGGAAATCCAATTCAGACACGACAAAACAGATAAAGGACTAAGCCTGTCATATTTAAATGACGGGTCTTTCTTTTTAGAGGTGTTCGACGACGCAGATAATACTGGTATGAATATTTCACTAGATGCTGACGAATTAGAGCTGGTTAGAAACTGCATTGACCATATTTTGAAAAGGGGCAAATAATGGATAAAGAAAAACTATTAAAGGCGGGTATACTTACAGCACTTGCCGCTGGGGTTGGTTATTTCGCATATCGATTTGTGAAAGAAACTAAACGCCAAATCAAGGAAATGGAAGAAGCAAATGCTGCTCAAACACAAGAACTCTTAGACACAATCAAGCTAAGAGATGAGCAACTTGCATTGGCTGAAGAGCATATTGATGCTCTTGTTTACGGTACTCCTGAGGAAACTCCAGATGTAAACGAAGAGTTGGAAGAAATGCGACGCTCTCGTACTCGTGTTCACTCAACTATTCTTGAAGAAGGAGATATCGCTCCAACTGATGAAGACGATTATCATGCGGGGGCTACTCAAACTGCAGAAGATGTTGAACATCACAATGTCTGGAAAGAAAACGAATATTTCCAAACTGGAGAGCAAAACATTCCGTATTTTGTAATTGAATCAGCTAAAGAATTAAAAGGAAATGAGGGCCAAAGTATGCGCCATGATACTGACCCTAATAGCGTAGAAGCATGGAACCAATATAAAGCGGTTATGATTAGTGAGTTGTATGATGATACTCCAATCGCACAAGCCGTATCTGAACGCTATGGTATGGGTCTCTTACTAAGTAAAACAAACATCGTATCTATCATTGATGTATTCTCTGAATTGCTTGAAGTTAACGATACGAAGATCGTACAACCATATAATGCCTTTGACAATAATGTATGGGAAGATGTATACGACCGCCGTATCGACTTCTTCGGACCGGATACATATTATGCATCAGTACAATTCCCTGTAACCTTCGGTGAAATCCTCTATGAATACGCAAGCAAATTTGTAGACGATACTGAAGACGGAGCATTGCTACCAATGGTTGCTTATATGTTGTATGAATCCGGATTGCTTGATGCAGAGACAATCGAACAAAAACTTCTTATCATCAGCAAGATTCTTGAACACCGTAACATTCGAGAAGTCGGTAACGGTATGAAGAAACTAAGCATGTTCGGTCGTGTTGTAGATCGCCTAGATCCAGAAGACACTGGTCATGACGTTCGCTTGTATACTGAATACAACGAGTTCATTGGCCGTGCAAGCACATTTGAAGAAGAGTACATGGCGAATATGGAGGATGACTACGATGATGAATAATATGGAACAAGAAAGTATACTAGTAAAATATTCTTTTGACGGTATCAATTTCAGTTCCGATTATATCCCATCTGATCATCTAAAGCCATTTAAAGACGCATTTATTAAAAATGAAGTATTTATAATTAGACGCGATATGACTTCTTCTGTTGGGGAATCCCCATTTTTAGGTAGCGCATGTAATGAAAAATTTATTGATATGAGCAAGGTTGTAATGATAGGATTTTAAAGGAGCTAATTTATGACAGATAGAAAACCGGATTTCTTCAATATTACGGTTGAAGAACTATCGGGGCCTAATCGAAAAGCCGATGCTGTCGTTTCTGCAGACTTTACCTATTTAGATAACCAAGGCGCTGATGTACAAGATATTGTTGTAAAAGGTGGTGCCTTTTATGCAATGTGGGATGGTGAAAAATGGTCGATGGAGAAAAACGATGTAGTTCGTGCTGTCGATCATGAGATTAGAAAGAAATATGCTGAGCTTAAGACTAAGGGATATGAACGCATATCTCTTAAGTTTATGCAGAACGCAGGATCTGGACTTATGCGCAACTTCGTTAAGTATTGTGAAGACGCACCAGAATCCTTGCAAGTATTCAACTCTAAGATCGTATTCAGTAATTATAAGGTGGCTCGTGATGACTATTCTACATTCCAGCTACCTTATACACCAACTACCCAACCTACACCAGCGTTTGACGAACTCTCATCTGTCCTATATGCCCCTGACCAACTAGATAAGATACTCTGGTGTTTAGGTGCATTGTTTACAGGGGAGATTATCAATATTGATAAATTCTTATTTCTATACGGCCCTGCAGGAACCGGTAAAGGTACTATTATTAGAATAATCGAGATGCTATTCGGGCAGTATATTGGAGGTATCGACCTTAAGCAACTGACTAGTGGTTCTGAGTATGCGACAGGGACTCTGCAAGAACTCCCGTTGTTGATTGACTCGGATACCGATTTAAGTCGGATTAAGAACGATACCCCATTACTTAAGGTAACATCTCATGAGGAAGTATTCGTACGTAAACTTTATCAAAGACCGTATCCTGTAACATTTAAAGGTCTGATTATTACTGCATCTAACCAACGTGCTCAATTCCGTGATTCAGACTCAGGGATTGTACGGCGGTTACTTAAAGCAGTTCCTACAGGTCATCTTATCGCAGGCCCTCGATATAAGGAGCTAATGAATGGTATTCAATATGAACTAGCAGGTATTGCACAAAAGGCGATTGACACATTCTCTCGCTTAGGCGCTTTCTACTATGCTAATGACGTTGATATCGAAATGCTTGAGTACGGCGACTCTATATTTGAGTTTGTTCGTGAAAACGTACTCTTGATGCAGAATAACCCAACTCTCTCTGAAGTCGAGCTTATTTACAAAGGTATGCTAGAAGAAAGAGGTTGGGAGACAAATGGTTATAAGAACCGGTTGCGATTAGGTTTGCAACGTTTCTTTGAGACATATACTAAAGATACTAAAGACAAGGAGGGTAATCGTAAACATCATTGGTATCGTGGTTTCAAATACGATGAAGCTTTTCCTGAAACTAAAAAGAAACAGGAATCCTCCAAAGTAGGATCTAAGATTGATCTGACTATGGGACGGACAACTTCACGATTTGACTTAGAAGGAAAGGACTGGCCTGCACAATACACTAATGATGCGGGTAATCCTTTAAAGAAATGGGACAATGTCGCTACAACCCTCAAGGAGATTGACCCAACTAAATTACACTTTGTCCGTGTTCCAACTGAACTTATTGTAATTGACTTTGATGCTAAGAATGAGGCGGGAGAAAAAGACCTTGCTAAAAACTTAGAATTAGCTTCTAAATATCCTCCGACATATACTGAGGTTTCTAAATCAGGTGGTGGTGTCCACTTACATTATTGGTATGATGGTGATCCAACTCGCTTGGCTAATCGTATATCTGATGATGTTGAGATCAAAGTATATAATGGCGGGTCATCGTTAAGACGGAAACTTATTTCTGCAAACGATCTCCCTGTAGCTCATATTTCAAGCGGGCTACCTTTAAAGGAGGATAAGAAAACTATGTATAAGGACGTGGAACATATTATTTGGACAGAGCAAAAACTTAAGAACTTCATCGAGGCTTGTATGCGTAAAGAACACCATGGTGCGACGGCTCCAGAGGTTATCTTTATTAAAGACAAGCTTGACGAGGCATATGAGTTAGGTGTAACGTATGACCTACGACATATGCAGAATGATGTTCTTAAATTCGCGCTTAGCTCAACTAACCAAGCGCAACAATGCATGAAAATGGTTGCTCAGATGAAGTTCTCTAATGTGCCTGAGAACGAAACTGAATCAATCTCAGAATCTCTTATCTTACCTGATGAGGAAATCACATTCTTCGACTCGGAAGTCTTCTGTAACCTATATATGATTGGTTGGAAGAAATACGGTCTTGAGGTACCAGAGGCTGTCTACCGAGGATTAGAGGACTGTACTAGCCTCAGTGAGATTGAGACCATTCTCGTTAACGAATGGTGGAGTCAAAACAAAGACAAGATTGGTATTGAAATCAATCCAACACCACAACGTACACGAGAGTTGTTTGATACGCATAACATGATGGGCTTCAACAACCTTGGATATGATAACCATATTGCTTATGGACGTATGCAGGGCGATGATGAGATGGACTGTTACAAGCGTTCACAAGGTATAATCGAGAAAGGCGACAAGCGAGCTAAGATCTGGGCCGCTAACGAGATCTCATATGGAGATATTTATGAGTTCCTAGATACTAAGATGTCATTGAAGAAATGGCAGATCAAGTTAGGTATCCGTCATGACGAGTTCGAATATGATTGGACTAAACCACTTCCTGAGCATGCATGGGGTCGTTGTGCGGCATATATGCTTAATGACGTAACCTCAGAGGAAGAGCTGTTTAAATCTAAAGACGGTCAAGATGCATGGAACGCTCGTAAGATCCTTGCTGAAATTAACGGTCTATCACCTAACGTTAAGACTCAGACACAAGCTGAGAAATTCTTATTTGGCGATGACCCAACACCACAGGACAAGTTCAACTGGTATGACCTTGCTGAGGAATTCCCAGGATACAAATTTGACAAGTTCAAACGCAAATCTGAATTTATGGGAGAAGATCCATCTGAAGGTGGTTATGTATATTCCGAGCCTGGTGTATATGAGAATGTAGTTGTTCTTGACGTAAAATCAATGCACCCGCATAGTTATATTGCTATGAACTACTTCGGCCCATATACTCCTAAAGTTGAGGCCTTGGTTGAATGTCGTATTGATATTAAAGAAGGACGTACTGGCTCAGCAATGCATCGATTTGATGAAGTAGATCCTGCCTTGTCAGAAAAACTTCGTCCATATTTCGAAGGGTCATCAGTTAAAGGTCTTGCCCATGCACTTAAGATTATCGTTAATATTATTTACGGTATGACATCTGCACCTTGGCCTAATAAATTCAAAGACCCTCGTAATATCGATAACTGTGTCGCTAAACGTGGCGCCTTATTTATGTTGATGCTTAAACATGAGGTTCAAGGTAAAGGTTATCAAGTAGTTCATATTAAGACAGACTCAATTAAGATCGTTAATGCTGATGATTATATTATTGAATACTGTATGCAACGAGCTCGTGACTTCAAATACGAGTTTGATCACGAACACACATATTCTCGTATGGCCTTGCTTAACCGTGCTACCGTTATTGCTGAAATCGGTTGGCCGGAAGATGAGAAAGGTAAATGGGAAGCTATTGGTGCGCAGTTCGGTAAGAAGACTAACCCATATGTCTACAAGACGCTCCTTAGCAAGGAAGAGGTTAATGAAAAGGACTTCTTCACAACTAAGGAAGTTAAGACTGCTATTTATCTTGATGATCAGTATATCGGTAAGAATGCTCAGATCTATGCTTCTAGAACAGGTCGTGAAATCTCTCGTACTCAACCAAGTAATGTTGCGCAAATGATTCAATCGCGATGGATCAAACCGCGATATTTACTTCAACGTGAGTCACAAGGATTGACGCCTGCTCAATTAGATGAAGCTAAGAAACGTAAAATTGCCACTGAACTTGGTCTTGACTATAATGAAGTTGATTATATTATCTCTAACGGCTTCCCTGATACAATCGTAGATAAGCATGTTGCTGTAACTGGAACTACGGGGTATCGTTGGGAACTGGCAAGTAATTATAAAGGCTTCGATGATATTGATATGACTTACTACCACCAGCTTGTACATGAGGCGGTCAATGACGTCTTCGCAGTTGGTGATGGTAATATTATCTTTAAAGGAACTAAATACGAAAGAGAGTAGTTTATGTTTAACAAAATTAAGAAACTGTTCTCTAAGAAAGCAAGCGAAGTCGAAAGGGGTCGGCCAACCATCTTCGGTTTCATTGCTACTCTAAAGGGAGTTGACGATCTTGGGGACGCGGTTCCTACTCAGATATTCATCATCCCTAAAGAGGAAGAAGAGAATATTTACAATATTGTCAAAACTGGTGAGTACAACACTTTGGTTCTATACGACAATAATCGTATCCAATTTAAACCACCGACAAATGCCTCGTTGTTATTAACTCCTTTTTACTCTGTCGAGGAATTGAATGACGCATTAAAGACTATGCGTGACCAAGGAGTTAGAGGAGTTGTAGGCTGGCCTATTCCAATCGACTATTAGAGGTGGCTTATGTTATACTTAATTGACTCTAACATTAGTACATCATCTCAACAGTTAACTCGGATCATGAGGATCTTGGACAAATACGGAGCTAAGTATACCTTACTATCTACATACAAATCCTCAGGTAGGTGGGCAGATCATTATTCACCAACCTTAGATAAGGAAATTGTAAAAGGTATTCTTAAGTTCTATGACTACGATCTTAGTAAGGTAGCAAAATCGCCAAACTCCTCTACAGTAAAGGCTATGTCTAAAAAGCATCCACAGGCAGTAAGAGAATACCGATCAGTATCTTTCCAAGATAAGAAGCTTAGCGAGGTTATTGACTGGTTCTCTGAGCATCCGCAATTCTTAAACGTAGGCATAATGTACGAATCACGAAACGGTGCATGTACTGCTAATTTAAGAAACGATGAGTTCCGTGCTTTCTTGCCTCGTAGTAAAAAGGATAAGACAAGATACGCTGCTCTTAACGTTGCTTTTGGTGAGTTAGGTATTTCTGAAAATGAGGTAGTAACTCCTCGTCCGAAAAGATCTAGCTTTGGTCGTAACAAAGGTGGATATAAGTGGGAACTCTAAAATATTTACATTCCACTATATAGAAAGAAAAAGGAGGTTCAGACAATGAACAAAGTATTAAACACTGTTGCTGCAAGCGCAATCACATTATATATGGCGGTCATCGCGACTGATGTATATGACGGAAGTGTATTGCAAACAAAAGTTAATAATGGCGTTAAAAAGCTGAAAGACGCTTTTTCTGATAAAGACTAGGAGTTGGGTATTTTACTCAGCTCTTTTCTTTTTATTTCTTTTATGTGGGAGGTAGTAGTATATGAAGCATAAAAAAGAGATAGAAAAGGAGTAATTACCATGGGCTTAACAAGCATTATTCATAATATATTTAACGGTCTTAAACATCTACTATATCCTGTTATGGACTTCTTATATTATAATGACGAAGAAATATTTACTACTAGTAAGGTTGTTTCGTGTATAACAATACTACTTGTATTAGTAGCATGGTTATATAAATTATATATGTTGCTAGCTATAGGGCTTTTTATTAGCGTTATCAGCTTACTTATTGTTGTGGCTACGGCCTTGGTATCTATTTGGAAATAAAAAAGGAGAAAACATCATGAAACACTTCACATTCAAACTTGCAACTATGGGTATTGTATTGTTCAGCGCTGCTCTTATCAGCGATCGTGTATTCGCAGATGTAACTAAAGCAGAAGGATCTACCGAACTTGTAGCTACTGATCCAGAAGTTACTGTAACTAAATCCGACGACACTATCTGGTCTGAAGTAAACGTAAACATCAAAACCGATATCCCTGACGAAGTTCAAATCAACCAAGGGGATACTATGACTTTTAATGTCCCTAACGAACTTTCATTTGAAACTAACTACAACTTCCCTGTATACAATAGCACAGGTGAATCTGAAGTAGGTAATGCCGAAGTTAAGGCTGCTGAGAACACAGTAACTACTACTTTCAACAACTACTTCGCCGAACATCCACTTGACAAATCTATCTCGCTTAACCTCAACACACGGATCAACCGTGAAGTTGTGCAACCTGATACCAAGCACGAAATCTCATTCAACGGTACTGTTGTTGAATTGAACGCTGGTTCTAAGGGTGTAGAACCTACTGATGAAGCATTGTATAAATACGGCTGGCAGGATAAAGATGACCCATCTGTTGTTAACTGGACTGCCCGTATCAACTACAAGAAGTCTTACATGGAAAACGTCAACATCTCAGATACATGGTCTGACGATCAAGAATACGTTGAAAACAGTTTGAAATTCTACTATGTTAAAAGCGTAGATCCATTTGTATATGACGCCCCTGCAACTGATGCCTTAGCAAACACTAAATTGCGCGCTAACGGTTTTGACACAACTCTTGCTAAGATTGATAAGCAGACTTTGTATGTTGAGTATAAAACCAAACTAAAACAAATGGAGTATAACCCTACTAACAAGATCAATGTTAGCTGGGATGGCGGTGGAACAGGCTTTGACGCCGAAACCAAGCTTGTAGGAGGAAACGGTCGTGCTGATGGTAAATCTCGTCCTAAATTCGAATTGCCTAACGAAGCGCCTATTGTTGACAAACCTGAATGGACTGGCGGGGTTGTTCCAAACGAAGCTCCTCAAATCGATAAACCTGAGTGGACTGGTGGCGTTGTTCCGAATGAAGCTCCTCAAGTGGACAAACCAGAATTCCAAGGTGGTATCCCTGGTATTCCAGAAGAACGTGTGAAACCTGAATTCGAAGGAGGCATTCCTGGTATCCCTGAAGTGCGAGAAAAACCAGAATTAGATATTAACGACATTCCTAAAGATCCGGAAACTCCTAAACCAGTAGATCCTAAATCTGAAGATCCTAAGACACCAAAACCAGTAGAACCTAAAGCTCCTAAAGTAGAAAAAGTTGTAGAAAAAGAGCCTGTTAAGAATGATATTACTCCTACAACTCCTACTCAACCAGCACCAGCAAAAGCTACTCCCGTATTTACACAAAAAACTTTGCCGGTAACTGGATCTGTTGTTAGCACGCTTATCACTATTGTCGGGGTTATCGTTGGAAGCCTTGCTCTTGGATTGGTTACATACGCTAACTATGGTATAAATAAAAAGGAGAAATAAATGAAACGCGGTAAGAATAGCAAAGCTAGACTTGGTGCCAATCTACTTCGTAAGGTTCTAGTTGCAGAAACAACTATCGTTAAGAACATGCCTCAACCAGTCAGAGCCGCAGGAAAAACAGCACCGGCATTTAAGAATCTGGTTGTGCTAAATTCTATGCGTAATTATATTCATACGACTAAGGTTAAAGATTTGGATCCTAAAGTTATTAAAGGGTTCTCGAATATTGTTAAACTTATCATGACCAACTATTCGTATGGCCAAAACGTATATCATGAAGAAGAGGAGAACTAAATGACCAAACTAACAGCACAGAAAATGCATGATGCGCACAAGGAACTCCAAGAAATCTTCGTTAAGAAGAATACCGACTACGGTAACTCCTTCGAAGAGTCACTTGAGAAACACGGCCTAATCGCTGCTATTGTTCGTATGGAAGATAAGATGTCTCGTTTGAACACACTATCTAAGCAAGAAGCGCTTGTAACAGATGAGTCTCTTATTGATACACTCAAAGACCTTTCTAACTATGCTCTTATGTCTGCAGTATGGTTGGAAGGAACTAAGAAAGAAGTAGATTTTTTAAATAAAGTCAGTCAGGCCGTTACTACTAGCCCATTAATAACTAAACTTGATACAGCCAATCCTAATCTTGCGCCAGCGGCAATGGTCAATAACACACGGTAAGTTACTATGGATCCTATAACGTTTAATCCGGATAACGGACTAGATATTCTACGGACTATGAAGTCTCCCAAACAGATGGGCCGCCCTAAGAAGTTTGTAGACGATGAGGAAATCCTAATTTGTAAGCAAGCCGGTTGGTCGAATCGGACGATTGCTGTTAGTCTTGGCGTGTCTAAGGATACTATAAATCGTAGAGTTCGTAAACTCATAGAGAACGGTATCATCAACCCCGATAATTATGACTACAATTTTGATAATCCTAGTGCCTCAGATCAACCCCGACGTAAAAACAAAGAGCGTTGGGAAATGTGGCATGGTCCTGGAGTCTAATTTTTACATGCCTCTCTATAGAAAGAGAGGTAATCAATTATGACTACATTTAATTATCAAGGCATGGAATACGATGAAAAGACTATTGGATTCCTTATTGGCTATAGCAGACACGTTAACCGCCTGTATATGGGTCGAGTTCTAGAACAATATTTTAGATCAAGATGGACTATATTTGCGGAAGACACCTTTGCTGATATCAATAGGGTTATGATACGTCTCGAAGGTAAGGTAAGCCAAAAACTATTAGATGATCTAAGTGATTTACTTGAAGATCTACGAAAAGAGGTCGGATGGACCAAACTTGATGAGGAAGCTATTCGCTACTTAGGTATTAAATACTTTACGGAACTCCCAGAAGAGGATCGTAATTTACTTAATAGATTCTATGTAGCGTCTCAGCAAAACTAATCGAGTGAGGATACATTCCTCCTCTTTTTTTTTTTTAAAGGAACAAAACAAATGGAATTATTCGTAACAGATGGAGAGCTCGATCGTGGTGCGAACTGTCTTAAGACTATGTGGGGTCGAGATAACGTTGTTGAGATTGTTAGACATCATGTAGGTAGTATTAAAGGCATGGCTGAGACTATGTGCTACATGCAAGGTAAGACTATGCCGTATAACGTCCCGCCCCTAGCTGACTTCATTGACAACCTATGTCAGTCTATCCTGGGTACTGACAAGTATTATATCTATGCCGCCCATCCTACGATTGAGAACACCATTCTTAAATGTCATAAAGGTCCTTCATTACATGGTCGGGTGATGAACCCTGTATCTGCTATCATGCAGGTATATCGCGATAAAGATGGTTTATGTTGGTATATCTCAGACAAGCCGTTTGAATCCCATGCATTGAAACCCTTTACTATCTACAATAAAGGTAACGGGTATTTTGAATACTATGGACCTAATGCACCGTTAGGATCAGATTATTATATTGAAGAGTTTAAGGAGTGGTAAGATGGATGAAATCAAGTTAATCACATTCTGCACTATTTACTCGCGGTCTAAACTACAGCTTATCGACCTGTATAAGAAATTGCACGAGCATGCTAAGACTTATGGTTATTTGACTGTAAAAGACTACGTCCGCATCTGGCAAAAGGTCCCAGAAGGAAAAGAAGCTCTAACAACTCAATCTGCATCAGACGAATGGGGCGTTACAGTTCATGATTTCCCTGCTAAGATCAGTATTAAGAAGCACCCTATTAACGGCTACTATCTACATATGCCCTCAACATATCTATTGTAGGTGATATTATGGATAAAGGTATATATAAAGAACTTAAATACGTCTTTGATGATGTAATCTACAATCATAAACAAGACGGTACTGTCGACGGTGTGACCTTGTGGTTTTATCATATTAAAGATCAAAAGCAGTTCAAGCGTAAATTCCAAGATTACCGGTTGTGGTTAATCCATATACAAGGTTTCTGGTATAAAACTGTATTCGAGGAGTATATTGATATGCCAGGACAGCTTGGATTGAGGTTTACTATAATCTGGTAGTCTAATTTTTACAGCTTACTATATAGAAAGAATAAGGAGGTTCATAAAATGAACGACGAAAAACGTTATGAATACGACGGATGGTTTCCAGGAGTAGAAGGAGACGATACAGCATATGGATTGTTCTGGGATTCAGAGAACAACTATCGAGCATGTATTAAACCAATGGAACAAGATGAAGCTGTTGAGCTTTGGCATTCTGTTCAAGAAGAACATGCTGCTGAAGTTAAAGAAGGCGCATCTCACGTTGGTAAATACATCGCGATCGGTTGTGGTCTGTTTATCGGGCACAAGTTGCTATCACATTCCGGAGCTTATGGAAAAGCTAAACGTTGGATTTCAAATAAATTCGGCAAAAAGGAAGATGAAGGAATTATTATTTCTGAAGAATAGGAGTTTGGGTATTTTTACCCAGCTCTTATTTTTTTTTAAAGGAGTATCAAATGATTAGAGAAGTAATATTAAACAGTTTTGCAAGCGCACTATCTAAAAAAGACCGTGATGGACTAAACTCAGCCGTTCGTTCGATTGTAGCAAATCCTAAAACCTTTTTAGACAATAAGGCTTTTAATGACTACCAAGATTGGTTGTACTACAACGGCGGTAGTAACAGAGCCTTATCCCCATTAACCCTGCGTGTGTTTAGTATCGTAGCAGATAAGCTAGGTATTAACGCAGTTCACGTATATGAGCTTTGGGAAAACGATCAACTTATCTTCTATCCAGATGTCCCTAGCCGATTGACGCCAACTATGTATGACTCACTTATTAAATTGGAAAAACGTGCTAGTAAACTAGTAGATGCAGGTAAGAAGATCTACTTGGTTTATGATATGGGTTTCAACAAGATTGGTGTAACAGGTCTCTTCTTTAATAAATGCCGTTGTCAAAAATCTTTTAATTTGGCAGATGTTAAAACTGATATCCCATTTTTCAAAGCTCGACATAAGAAAAAAGAATGTAAGAGTCTCAACGATATCCGTAAAGAGAACGGGTTTGATCCAGTACCATCTAAATCTAACTATGACGAGTACAGCCCATATCGTAACACTAAGAAACTGATCAAGTTTCTAAATCCTAGCATCACAAGCAAGGAATACAAACGGCAATACGAAGAGTCTTGGGATGTTAAATTCAACAAGACTGAGCACCAACAATTTAGAGTATTTAAAAAAGGATTGAGAAAAATATCTCAAGTTAAATTCGCTAATCCCGAATTAATATATTTAACAGTACAAGCTAGAATCAAACTTAACTATCCGTATAATATTTATGCGCTTTGCGAAGACGATACTCTCGGTAAATACTACTTAGAAAAGGTTATGTCAATTGTATCCTTACACTACGAAGACTGGGAGGTTTAACATGGTAGAACAAGTACGTAATTCTGAAGGACGCGTATTCAAGCAGGCATGGGGACCACGCTCATATGCTAAGTCACTATGGGATAGTATCGCGATGTATATGAACCGTCGCGGTGTTATCTATGATCAATTCCGTGAGTTCTCAGAGTATTCTCAAATTACTCGTATTGAGTACAGCCGAGCATACAAGTACCATGAGACAATGGCCCGTCAGCGGATCAATGAAATCCGTAAGGCAAACGGTCTTCGGACTATCCCGTTGAAATCTAACGAATGGTACCACGAGGATATTGTATTAGAAGGATTGGAGGATTATAAGTATGGAAAAGTCAGCTAAGTATATCTATTTCTTCTTCATCATGGTTATCTTGACTATGATGTACATGGCACCAACTATGGTGATCATCTGGTTGGCAATGAAGTTTGCTGTACTTAAGGGTATTGGTTTCATCTTCGGTTTCTTCCTATTATTAGGGTATATTATGGCACTGACATCACTGTTTGTGGACCTGAGGGAGGGCGATACCCCGCCTGTAAGAGAACTTGAGGAACCTTGTAAGCTAATTAACTCTAACGGCTCACCATTCTCAGTATACCAAGAACTTAGTATATTCGAGAACTATGGGCTGGTTAATGTCTATAACAGGTTCTCGGAAGTCCTGAAACGTCTGGAATTCAATAAGAGCTACCTGACTAAGGCTCAGCAATTAGCTCTGATGTTTACCTATCTCAGTTCATGTATGCCTAAAGATATTATCGAAGATGAGTTATTCATCTACAACGAATGGTATCAAGGACGAGTCGCTATATTGTTAGCAATAGACGATCCGTTCAAATACGCATACAACTCAGATTGGTTGAACTTTGTTGAGTCGGATATTGAAGGAGACCATTACGTCTTTGTCATCAACCAGACTAAAGGCGTGACTGCATATAAAGGGACTAGGGATGAACTAGTCGAACAATTTAAATTAGATTGGCCGGAGTAAAATGACAGAAAACAGAAAAGTAAAACGACCTGAAATTAAAGAGGTCAGTAGAAGTATTAAGGATATCTTAGAACCTGCGTTTGATATTCTTATGATGGACCCTGCGAACGATAGAGACTATATCGATGATCTACACAAGATCATGCATGAAATTGTCAAAGGTGCACATTACAGATTTGATGCAACTGACCTTTGGGAGCTGTTCCAAATGGATTGTGTGTTTATTGCTACTCGTGATAGCTGGGTAAGGCATATGCCCAAGAACCTTATCACAATTGCTCGGATTGCTAATAACTTGGATAAACCTATTATCGACGTGTTTATTCAAGAGGACGGTAACGAGAACTACAAGTTCGATGTCCGTATCATGAAACCTACAGTCGACACTGGTGATAATAAATGGTTCTAACATTAGATGGAGGAGACTGCTTTGAGCGATAAAGCAACAAAACATGCGATATTCATTATAGCGTTTACTATGTGTACTGCTTTCTTCTGGGGGTTGATTGGAATACTGGTTCTGCTATTTATGTGGAACCCGCATTTCCTACCTCTATTAAAAGGTGGATTGATTGTATACCTCTTCGCTGTATGGGTTATGTCGGTTTATAAATTATGGGTAGGTGCTTATAAAGGACGTGAGTTTCTTATCAGTCCTATCAAAGAGCGGGGATACGACAACTATTGTACTTATGAAACTACAAAGAAGGATAAGGTGAAGAAAATGTCAAATGATATTATCAAAGTTAATCTGACTCAGGTTAATAGAGAAAATGATTTACTCATGGGCTATGTTGCTAGCCTAAAAGAAAGCGGTATTATCATCGAGCTCATCAGTGAAAACTATGCTGATAATTGGTGGAACTCACTTGTGGTGTTTACTATGAGCGCTAACGATCTATATAAGATCCCTAACATTATTGAGCAACAAATTGTTATGGACGTTGTCGATGAGGAATACGTCACTGATAATGTTAAGGAAATTGCCATCATTGTCTATAACGACTACTTAGAATAGGAAGTCTAATATGACTAAAGAAAAACCAAAGTTCATTAAAATATATGACCCTGAAACTGGTGAATACTTAGGTCCGCTAATTAATCCTATGACTCACGAAGAAGCGCATGGTAAGAAGCCAGAAAGCCCTTTTGAATTCCGTATGGATAAAGAAGCCTGGGATAGTCTTAAAATCGAGCGTGATGGTGCTCTTACAATCAAGATTGATGAGGAAGGCGCGGATACTATTGCTGAGATCCTTAGCCCTTTCCTTGAAGAGTGTGCAAAAGAAATTGAGAATGCTACCAAGAATTCTGCTGAGATCTTCTGCCGTATTACAGATTGTACATATGATACATTCAGTCGCTACGCAGAGAAATACGGGTTATCTATCCCTACGCTATTACCTAATATTGTAAAGTCATCCATAGTCACAATTTCATGTGTCTCGGACTTATCCGAAATTAGCCTAAATGTTCCTTTGCTTGTATATGCTTTATATTATGAACGATATAATAATAGTATCCTCCCATCATCACAAATGGATATTGTATTTGACATTGTTAGTGCTATGCTTGAACTGAAAAAAGAAGGTATGATACAATGAAGCTACTATGCAGACCAGACTACTACACCGAACACCGTGACGAAATACTGGAGTTTGTCAAGCATAAGGAGGACATCATTTTCACCGCTGACCTGCCTGGGGTTAAGACGGATTTTGACTATTTCCTTATTGACAACGACACGGCTCGCCAGATAAGTTGGCATGTTAGTGAGGTTTATGAAAACTTGCTAAAGAATACCAACATTCTGTCTAAGGAAATTGAGGATAGGGTTAACTATGAGACGACTCAGCGCTTCTATTTACCTAAATTCAACTTCAAAAGACCAGAATAGTATCTTGATGTACCCCATTTTTACTATAATAAATCTGTAACTTATTACAAAGCTCTTAATAGAGGGAGTGAGATGGAGAGTTTTATACTCATATATTATAGGTAAAATATTAGACGTATTTTTCTACTATTATATACCACTCTCTCTATCGCTTAACTAATTTATTTGCTAGAAAAGGAGAAAAAATCATGGCAAATACACAACAACTTACACTTGAAAACGTTCGCGTTATCTTCCCTAACTTTGGGGGACGTGTTACAGACCATAACAAACTTGGTTCTCGTGAATTCTCTGCCCGACTAGATCCTGAAGTCGGTGCTGAACTAGCGGCACAAGGTTGGAATGTTAAATTCCCGTCTGAAGATCAGCCTAATGGCAAAATCTTCTTGCCTGTAACTTTGTCTAATGGCCCTACGGTTCAACCATGGATTAAAATTGTCCTAGTTAACAACGGTCAAGGTACTATTGTACAGCCAGACGACGTTGAGCAACTTGCTATGCTTGACAATGTCACACCTGGTGCTCGTGCAAACCTTATCCTTAACCCATATCACTGGACAGTTGGATCTAACTCTGGTATCAAGGCTTATGTTAAGAAGCTTTATATCTACCTAGATGATATCGATCCAGAACTTGCACCACATATGGAAGAGTTTGAACGCGATATTAACTACTTATAATAATGATTCCCAAAAAACTTGGGAAGATAACCTTGAAGCCCGAGCAATATGAAGCTTGCTCTAAACTCAAATCCGGCTCTATATTAATGGGAGGTGTTGGTTCAGGTAAGACATATACGTCTATATTCTGGGCCGCCTCCCAATACGGAGTCGATTTTTTTACGGAAGAAAGACCTTTGATCGTCATCACTACTGCTATGAAGCGGGACTTGATTGAGAAAGGTGCAGAAAAACCCGACTGGCAACAATCTCTGGAAAATTGTGGGATACATAATTATATAGTAGACTCATGGCAAAACATTGAGAAGTACTATAATATATCTAACAGTGTTTTTATTTTTGACGAGCAGAGGGTTGTAGGTTATGGGAAATGGGGTAAATGCTTCATTAAGACTGCTTGGAACGATAACAAATGGATATTGCTCTCAGCGACCCCTGGTGATGTATGGATGGACTATATGCCTGTCTTCATCGCTAATAAGTTCTACCGTAATAAGACTGAGTTCGTTTCTCGTCATGTGGTTTGGGATCCGTATGTCAAATTCCCTAAGGTCAAACGCTACACAGGTACTGCTGTTCTTGAGAAATACAGGAACCAAATCATAGTACCTATGGGCGATAGTCGTCAGACAACTCGTCATAGAGATTATGTATATGCCGAATTCGACTCTAAAGCCTTATTGGATTTGGCTAACACAAGATGGAACCCATTCACAGACGAGCCTATATTGAATATTGCTGAGTATACCCAGCTCGTTCGACGTATCGTGAACACAGATCCTGATAGAATTCGTATAGCCGAACACCTAATTAAGACACATAAACGGCTTATCGTCTTCTATAACTTCAACTATGAGTTGGATATATTAAAGGATATTTGTGAACGCAACAACCTACTGTACAAAGAATGGAACGGCCTTAAACATGAGCATATCCCATCTACTGATGAATGGATATATCTCGTGCAATACACGGCCGGTGCTGAGGGATGGAACTGTACTACTACAGATTCTATCCTATTTTACTCAGTTAATTATTCATTTAGGAAAATGGAACAGGCGGAAGGTCGGATAGATCGGACTAATACCCCGTACAGAGACTTACACTATACTTATATCACCTCTCTTTCTAAAGTTGATAAAGATATCCTTAAGGCTGTACGAGATAAGAAACGGTTTACAGAGGCCGCTTGGGCTAAGAAACAAGGTTTTGTTCCTATTGATATGCAAATTGAAAAGCTTGAGGAGGACTGGTTATATGGCGTCGAGATTGGAAGCTGATTTCCAAAAGATGGTCGTTAAAAGGCTCAGAGAGGCCTATAGAGGGCTTCTGCTGGTCGCTAAGACAGACCCTGGGTCAATACAAGGGATGCCTGATTTAATCGTTCTATGCGGCTCTCAGTACGCTTTACTGGAGGTTAAACGCTCAGCTACGGCTAAGAAACGTCCGAATCAAGGTTATTACATCGAGAAATTTGGCAAGGATACCTTTACTGCATTCATTTATCCTGAAAATGAACGCCAGGTTATATGGTATATGTGTGAATTCTTCGGTTTAGACCCAAATCTATATTTCCAGGTTGGTGGAAAATAGATTACTTTCTTCTATTATATATGTTAAAGGAGCTATATAATGGTTATTATCGAACTTAAACATTATTTCACAGGCGGTACAATGACTGAACTATATTCAGGCCCATATCCTGCAGGTGAAGTTATGACATTCTACACAATCGCAGAAGCAAGACAGGAGCTCTTGTCTAACGGTTATTCTCAACTTAGCCTATCTAACTATGATGCGATTGGGATTGGTGATAAGGCTAACGTGTATCATTATATTGATAGTGTTTTTAAACCACGGACCTTTGATTTATCTTTAGGTATACTAAAAGAGACGGTTGCTATTATTAGAAACTTAAAAATCGGAGGACGCTAATCAATGGAATGGATACCACACTGGAACTTAGTAGGTAAACACGCATTTTTATCCCCATCAGGTTACTCTTGGTTGGGATATGACTCGGATAAGATGGCTAAATCCTATGAGAACAAGCAAAATGTTGCTCGTGGGACAGCCCTACATGAGATGGCGTCGCAACTTATTAAGTCAAAAACAGAGCTTGCGCCTAAAAAGAAGGCTCTAAACATGTTTGTTAATGATTGTATACGTGAAGGTATGTCATCTGAGGTGTTATTATACTACTCAGATAACTGTTTTGGCACTGCTGATGGTATAAAATGGGACGCTGATAACAAGGTTCTGCTCATTTATGACCTCAAAACCGGTGTTTCTAAGCCTTCATTTAAACAATTGGACATCTATGCTGCTCTATTTTGCTTAGAATACAACGTAAATCCTAAGAAAATTACCATTATTCAACGGTTGTATCAAGGAAATGGCTTCACTGAACAGGTCACAACGGCCGATAAAGCCCGAATTGATGGTGAAAATGATGGTAATATCGGTTGGATTATGTCACATATTAAGGAAATGAGCAAGATTATTGATGAAAAAGAAGCCGAAATCAGACCATTTAGGTTCTGGTAAGGGTCAAAATGGTAGGATAAATGTGTAAAATTCTACAGTTTTTGAACAAAATCGCTAATTTGCCCCTGACAAAAGTGGATCAAAAGTCGTGATTTTCCCCAATTTTCCCCAAAAAAAAGTTGGGGATAGAGCAAAAAACTTGGGGATTTTGCCCATTTTTGGCCCATTTCCCCACATTTGACCTACTTTTGATCCGACTTTTGATCCACTTTTTTGGGCCCTTTTTTGCTATAATGTATGAGTAAATTTAGGCCTATTTTTGCATATTTTTTAGAGGTTTTTCAGTGCTTAAAAAGTGGATCAAAAGTCGGATCAAAAGTCCCGGAACTTTGGTGATTTTGGTCTTTTCCCCAAGTTTTCCCCAAGTTTTTCTATAAATCCCCAAGTTGAATGTGGGGAAAATTAAAAAGCTTGTCAGGGGCAAATTTGGAAAAAAGGGGTCATTTTGGCCTATTTTTGGCCTATTTTTGCTAAAATAAAGAGGTTTTCCCCAAAATCCCACGGTTTTTTCAGAAAACTTTTAAATATATTAATTAAGATTATATGTGTTTATTGTGGTATATTATGCATATTTATATATTGTCTTAAATTATATATATATTATATTATTTTTTAATAATCTCGCGCGTACGGGAACTATAATATAAATATATAAAATTACCTAAATAAATAAGGTTTTTTAATCAATATATATAAAAAGTTTCTGAAAAAACCGTGGGATTTTGGGGAAAACATATTTATTAAAGTTTTTAGAGATTTTTCTCGGATTTTCGTAGATTTCTATAAATTTTAAGATTTTTAAGAAATCGGGTTATATATCACAACCTTTTATTTTGGAGTGGATATTTTATATGAGTTCCAAACTGCACATAATTTTATATGCGAGATTTGCGTCGGTTAGTGCTGGCATAGTATTTACCTCCTTATAAATATATTTTTGAACTTCATAATACATAATCGAAAAGAAGATTTTTTACTCCCTACATTACATTTTTTCATGATTTCTTGTCGAGCGGTTCGTCCAATAGTTTCCAATCGACAACAACCCATATTCATTTTATGGACCTTTTCATATTTTCTACGTTACATTTTTGCTGTTAAGCGGTTAAAATAGGTTATGTAAAAAGTTATTAACTTGAGTCTGAACTTGCATATTTAAAATTGTGTGCGGTTTAGAATTCATATCGATATCCAATTGGGAATAGGATAAAATGTTGTGATTTTTATGATTTTTCGAGATTTCTAGAAACAAAATGGCTAGAATAGGCCTGAGAGGCTCATATTTGCGCTCTACGGCGTTTTAAGCATATAGTCGGTAAATAGTTCCACTTTGTGCTAAAATCGCTCTACGGGCCTGCTAGGGGCCTTAAATGACGTGCTGTAAAATGCACGATTTTTATTATTTTGAGGAGGGTTTTGCATTGGATTTCAAAAATGTCTTCGAAAATGAAGACGAAATCATGGACGATTTAAGTCAACTTTCTGATGAAGGACGAGAAATTATCCTCAAACATTATGGGGTAAAAAGACGTTCTGGTCGTTATCCTTGGGACCCATTATTGCATTTACCGAAGAACTATAAGTTCATCGAAGAGCGGGATGAGCTCAAAAAACGGGGTCTTTCCGACAACGAAATTGCAAAACAAATGGGACTTTCAACCACAACTTATCGCTCAAAAGTAACGATTGCCAAAGAGGAATTGAAGGAATATAATATGCAACGGATTGCAAAATTGCAGGCCGAAGGCAAAATTATAGACGATATTGCTAAGGAAATTGGTACTACTGGGCAGACTGTTCGCAACTATATTGACGAAATGAACAACCCAAATAAGTCCTCTCGAGCTCAAAGAGTACAGACTGAAGCGGTTGCAGACTCGTTAAAAGACGCTGTAAAACGGTCAAAATACGTGGATGTGGGTAAAGGAGTCGAGGTTCAGATGGGTATTTCCAAGGAAAAACTCAAAGCTGGACTAAATGCACTGGTTGAATCTGGTGATTATGAGGTCCATAGCCTCCGAATTGCCCAGGTTACAGACAAAAATAACTCCACTCCAGTCAAAGTATTGACAAAAGCGGGGGTCGAACGGAAAGATATCTATAAAAACATGGATAAAATCCGTCCTGTTGAGGAGTTTGCTATCGATGGAGATAGTAGAATGTTCCAACAAATGGAACGTCCCAAGTCTATTGGGTGGGATCGTGTACATATTCGCTATGCAATCCCCGAAGGACAGCGTGGTCATGGTACAAATGATGACGGATCCACAATGGATGGAGCTATGTTCCTACGCCCTGGTGTAAAAGATCTTAATTTAGGTAAAGCATCTTATGCACAGGTCCGTATTGCTGTAGGTGATACGCATTATCTTAAGGGTATGGCTTTATATGGTACTGAGGAAATGTTTAAAGACGTTCCAAAGGGTACCGATATCATATTCAATACCAATAAAACAAAAGATAAGGCGCCTCAAGATGTATTAAAACCTTTGAAAAAGAATCCTGATGGTGGCGCACCTATCGATGGACCTAACCCGTTCGGTGCTACAGTAAAACGTCAGAATGTTCTTGTCGATTCTAAAGGAAATCCTGTATATAAAAAAGGGGTTACTGATAGACATGGTAATAAGGTTGCAGAAATTGGGTCTGTTAATATTGTAAATGAGGAAGGTGACTGGGCTAACTGGTCTAAGACTTTATCCTCACAATTCCTATCCAAACAACCTACGACTGTTGTTCATGAACGTTTGAAGGCTACTCTAAAACAAATCGATGATGAGTATGACAGTATCAAGAAAGTAAATAACCCGGTAATTAGAAAACAATTATTGGATTCATTTTCATCTGATCTGGAATCTAAGCAGGTACATATGAAAGCGGCAGCTCCTAAAGGATTTCAGGGGCATGTTATCTTACCTGTTCCTGATATGAAGGAGAATGAAATCTATGCTCCTAATTATAAAAACGGGGAACGTGTAGTTCTTGTTCGATATCCTCATGGGGGTCGATTTGAAATGCCTGAGCTCACTGTAAATAATAACAGTGTCGCTCGTAAAATGATATCTAAGAACAGTCCTGATGCTGTGGGTATCCACCCTAAGGTCGCTGCTAAAATGTCAGGGGCTGACTTTGATGGGGATACAGTATATCTTATTCCTAATAATAAAGGGAAGTTTAAGACAGCTAACAGCTTAAAAGAGCTGGCTAACTTTGATCCTAATATGTATCAAGATAAGCCGGGAACATTTAAGCCTATCGAAAAGAAATACCAGCAAACTTTAATGGGGGTCGTTTCTAACCTCATTACAGATATGACATTGCAGGGTGCACCAACGAGTGAGATTGCGCGTGCCGTAAAACACTCAATGGTTGTAATCGACGCAGAAAAACATAAGCTTAATTATAAGCGGTCTGCTGAAGAGAACGGCATCGATGCATTGATGAAGCGGTATATGACACACGTCGATAGAATTAAATACGGTGAGCTGGAAAGATATAATCCTAAGACTAGGAAAATTGATAGGGTAGTCGATCCAGATACACTTAAAAAAGATTTAAATCCGGATGCTAAATATACATCGGCCTCCACAATTATATCCCGCCATAAACAAACCGTCATAACTGACGGGTACCGGGTAGAAGTGCCGGATCCAAAATCAAGCACTGGTAAAACAAAAATGGTGTGGCGAAATAAAAAAGAAACATATCTTGTAAATATGGTGGAGGATGCGAACATATTCTTAGGGCCTAACGCTACAAAAACGGAGCATCATTATGCGGACTACGTAAATGAATTAAAGGCATATAAGAAACGGGTAGACGCTGAGTCAGCGGATATCAGGATGCCAGCCCGTGATCCTAAGGCTGCTAAGATCTATGCATCAGAAGTCTTGTCAATGAAAGAGAAAGTTAATCAAGTTAAGATTAATCGTATCAAAGAGAGACAAGCACAACGTATGGCTGAAGTATCAAGTAAAGCTGAGATTGCTCGACGATCTGAAGACGAAGTCTTGAAGAAGGATGACATCTCCCGGATCAAGCACCAAGCCCTGAACAAGGCTCGCGCCCAGCTTGGTACAGGCAGGAACCCTGTCACAATCACTGATGATGAATGGGATGCAGTACAAGCTAATGCTGTATCGGGTACGTTATTAAAAGAACTGGTATCCTTTATGGATGACGCCCAGCTTAAGACACTAGCCACACCACGTCCTAACAAAGTTATGACTGACGCTAGAAAGAACAAAGCCAAGGCGTTACTTGCAAATGGTTACACAATCTCTCAAGTTGCTGAAACTTTAGGGGTCAGTCCAACAACTATTGGGAAGATCAAGAACGAATAGTTTAGTGGGTTCTCAAACCCTACTGTTCTTGTGTGCCTACCGCAAAGGGAATAGGTATAGCTATGGACTATGAACCTAGCCAATCCTATCTCTATCCTATAAAGAAAGGAGACTACTCATGTTAACTACCGAAGACAATCCATTCGATCCTTGGACTCAGTATGACCTTTGGCGTGAGTGGGACATTAGTCATGGTTACAATCTTGAGTCTTACATTGCAACACTAATGCCAATGCTCACTTCTGCATCGATAGAAGACTATGAACATGCTTGGTCAGTTGCTGTTTCTTCAATTCTGGAACAAAACATCTTTGGAAACTTGAAGCTTGTTCCTAAACCCGCTGATTATGAGGAGGACCTCACTTTCCTCGAAGACTCTGAAGATGATATAAAAATTTGATACCCCCGGGGGGTCTGATTACAGCCCTCCCTTTCTTTGCATCGGCGCTGGTATCAAAAATTCCCCCGTTGCGATTTTTTTCAAAATGGTTTTGGATTCTAACAGGCCGATATTAAGATCGGTTTCTAAGGCTATACGTGTTTGGCTCCTTTTCCGTATAGTCTTAGTCTATAGGTACCTTAGACAGGACTTTGGTTGCTTGTAAAACTAACTTAAAGTCGGTCTATTTGAGTCCAAAAGCACAAGAAAGGATTCGTCAACACTAACAAAGAAAGGAAAAGTCAAGTGGCAACTAGTAAAACTACATACAAAGTTGTGGCCCCTGCTGGAGTTTACATTCGACAGACACCACAACAGTCAGAAGACAATGTTGTTCGACTGGCAGATAATGGTGAACGCCTAATCGTTCTTGAAGTTGGCTCTGAATGGGTTAAAACTGAAGAAGGTTATGTGATGAATCGTCCATTCATCATCGAGCCAGATACTACTAAACCTAAGAAACAAAAGGAAGAGGCTGAATAGTTATGACAAATGAAGTTGCTAATTATGATACTCCTCAACGGGCCTATAAACCTGCACGTTCGCCTGAACAGCGTGAAATGCAAATGATGGCACTTGCGATGGAGCTATCTGAAAAGCGTCTTCAGGAAGGAACTGCTTCGGCTTCGGAGATCGTATACTGGTTAAACCAAGCAAGCCCTAAAGCTCGCCTTGAGCGCAAACAACTTGAACTACAAGCAGAACTATTGCAAGCACGTATCGACTTGATTCGTAGTGACCAACAAGCTGAACTTGACTTCAAGGAAGCGCACAAAGCGTTCCAAGGTTATGCTGGTAAACCATCTGATGTTATTGAGGGGACTTTCTATGAGCAATAGATTGTCCTACAAAGAAATGTCTAAACTCGAATCTTATACAGAACGGTTAGAGTATCTTAGACTTCGTGGAATTCAACACGAGGCTCCGAGAGACATCTCGAACCCTTTCTATAAGTCAAGAGCCTGGCTTAACTGTCGAAACGAAATTATTCGTAGAGATCTTGGACAGGACCTTGGTGTGAGAGGTCTTTATGTTGATGGTGTTATAACCGTCCATCATATGAATCCTTTAACGAGAGAAGACATTGAGAATCTGACCGAGAATTGTTTCGATCCTGACGGACTTATCACGGTCTCTGATTATACCCACAAACGAATCCACTACGATCAGAAGGAGTATCAAGAATGGGTGGAACGTAAACCGGGTGATACAAAACTATGGTAAGGATGAAATGAATGAACACAATCTATGAAGACGTTCTCAACTTCGTCGGTGTATTACATGATTCCGATCCCGAGTCCAACAAAGTTGTTAAAACTCAGATAGGTTTGGCTATCGATACTGCCTTAGGTATTCTTGTACAAAACGGTATAGGACATACTTGTAGTGTTGTTACTAATCCTGATCTTACGTGGAGCGACTTTTTCTATGGACATATCGATGATCTGGATGAAGGTATAAAGCGACGGCTTGATAATATGTCTTTTGCTAAGACGTTTGTCGGTATAAGTGTCATGATTTCTTATGACCCTCCACAAGCATCGGTCCTTACGGCACTAAAAGAAGCTCGTGATGAAAATCTTACTCGAGCTCGTTGGGAGGTAGAATATGTCAACAAAGACATCCGATGACGTACTACTTCATTATGGTCGAAAGGGACAGAAGTGGTATCATCATATCTTTGGTTCCGTTCGCGGTAGTATAGGCGGTAGACGTCGTAAATCTAGCAAACAAACGGCGGTTGCTAAGGCTGTTTCGAAGCGTAAAAAGAGTATGCCAGTTGATGAGTATCAACGAGAGCTAGAAGTCATTAATCTTTATCGTCATAGAGATAAAGTATCGACTAAAGCTTTAAAAGCCAAAATTGCTAGAATTGAGTCTGAACGTAAACTTAAAGAGTTAGCAGAAGCTCCAGGTAAAGCTCGAGCAGAAGCGCTTAAGAAGAAACAACAGGCTCGACTTAAGTTTATTGGTAAGGCTATCTCTGCCGGTATTGACGTTTATAGTAAAGCGCCATCATCTGTTGTAACTCGAAAGATCGATAAGAGCAACAAAGATGCTGTCAAGAAAGCTATAGAAGAATTCAAAGTACGGCAGAAGTGGGCTAAGGCATTTAAAGACGTGCCTATTACTATGACAAACTTCACGCAATCCGTTAACATTCACGGTGTTGATGTTTATATACCTGAGAGTGTTCGGAAGACAAAAGATTTGCGTGCGGTTCTAACTAAAGATACAATGATTGGAGATAATTAAGATGGGTGAAATTATTAATGGCGTGTATGTACCGTCAAATGAAGACTTACTTCAACACTATGGTAAAAAAGGTATGAAGTGGAAGAAACGTAAAAATCCACTTGCTGAGGCTTCAGAAGCTCTTACCGAAGATCTTGCGTATGCTGCTGATAAAAAAGCGATTGACGAACATGTTAAAGATGCTTTACGTGATAAGCAAACGGTTGATCGGAATATGGAAGATAACATCAAGAAGATCAAAAGTGGTGTTCGAAATGGTAAAACTTTAGATCCAGCCGAACAAAAATATCACGATGCTTATATGCGTAATGCAAAAGCTTCTACAAAAGTCGCTCAGATTCTTGAAGCACGTCGTAAACATGCTAAAGATATGGCCGCAGCACATGCTAAAGACGTTAAGAATAGACGTAAATAATATCTTTAAGGAAAAGGAGTAGCTAGTGGTATTTAGCAACACCGCGGTTCCTGTCGAGTACGGTAGATTTAGAGACGCTGTAATACGCGGTGAGATTCCTGTATGTCGCGAGGTCTCGATGCAGATGAACCGAATCGATGCGGATATCGCCAACCCAAATTATTATTACGATAGCGACGCTATCCAAGGGTTTATTGACTTCTGTGAGAATGAGATGACCCTGGTTGATGGTCGACCATTGACCCTATTACCTACTTTCCGACTTTGGGCAGAAGATCTACTAGCTTGGTTTGAGATCAAGGAAGAGAAGGTATATGACCCGCAGACTGGAAAATTCAAAATAGTTAAACATAAGCGCAGACTTAGAAACAAACAATATCTAATTGTCGCCCGGGGTAACGCCAAGTCTCTATATGCGACATTACACCATGCTTATGGTTTGGTAATCGACACGAACTCCACTCAACAAGTAACAACCGCTCCAACTATGGCTCAGGCAGAAGAGGTACTATACCCATTTGCTACAGCTATAACCAAAGCGGCCAGCTCGACTGAAGGGTTCCCTTTGTTCAGAGTTCTTACTAAAGGCTCTAATAAGGCTCGTACTCAAAAGTCGCAAGCTCAACTTGCTGTTACGAAAGACGGTATTGTTAACAAACTAACAAACTCCATACTACAGGTTAAACCTATGACTCGTAGCAAACTTCAAGGATCTCGTGCCAAGTATGCTAGTGTCGATGAGTGGCTTTCTGGTGATATCAAAGAGGATATCATTGGTGCCTTGGAACAATCTGCTTCCAAAGACGGTATTGACGATTATATTATCTTAGCTGTGTCCTCTGAAGGTACCGTACGTGACTCGGTAGGGGATGCTATTAAGAAAGAGCTTCTTGATATCCTTCGTGGTCAATACTACGACCCGCATACTTCTATCTGGTATTATCGCTTAGATGATCTCGCAGAGGTGGCTAACCCCGACATGTGGATGAAGGCTTGCCCTAACATCGGTATTACGGTTTCTTATGAAGCTTACCAACGTGATGTTAGACGGGCAGAACACTCTCCTGCGAACAGGAATGATATCCTGGCTAAACGGTTTGGGATACCTGTGGAAGGGACGACATACTTCTTTACTTTCGAAGAAACAGAACTTCATCGAAGGCAGAACTTCAGACGTATGGAAGTTTCAATGGGTATGGATGCTTCTCAAGGTGATGACTTCTGGGCGTTCACTTGGATCATACCTCTCGGTAGAGGTAGATACGGTGTACAAACAAGGTCATACGTTTCGGAAGTTAAATACTTACGTCTTAACTCCGCGGCACAACAAAAGTACGATCAGCTTCAAGCTGAAGGAACATTGATTATACTACCCGGTAATTATCTTGACTGGGAACAAGTATATGACGATGTTGAGCGGTACATCGACGAGATGGAATGGTCTGTTATCTCATTCGGATACGACCCATATAATGCTGCTGAGTTTGTTGATCGTTGGACTATGGAAAACGGAGACGTTGGTGTCGAAGTTGTACGACAAGGTGTTAGAACCGAGTCAGTTCCTCTAGGTGAAATTAAGAACATGGCGACATCTCGCGACCTTATTTTCTTCGAGGAGCTTATGAAATACGCAATGGGTAATGCTGTTGTAATTCAAGACAATAACGGTAACTACAAACTTTCCAAAATGCGAAGCAATGAAAAGATCGATAACGTTGCTGCTTTGATGGATGCTTGGGTTGCCTATAAACGTAATAAGGAGGCATTCTTGTAGGATGGTAAATAACCCCTTAGGATCATGGAACGCATTCATGTCAACCCGCAACGGGCTCGACTATGATGAGTCATTAGTTTCCGGCTCTGGTTGGGGACGATCGACAAGTGCGCTTCGTGGTTACAATTTCAAACGTCAAGATTTGGTGAATAGCGTTATCTCTATGATCGCTCTTGACGTCGCAATGGTCGACTTTAAACATTTAAAGATTAACGAAGAAGACGGTAATCAAACCCCTGTAGAGTCAGGTTTGATCGATTGCTTAACACTGTCTGCTAATATTGACCAAACTGGTCGTGCATTTATTTACGATTTGGCCTGGTCACTATTGGAAGAGGGTACTGTAGCGATTGTCCCCGTTGATACGACTACAAAACCGAATGATGAAGGATCTTATGATGTCCTATCTATGCGAGTAGGTAAGATAATGCAATGGTATCCTCGAGCTGTTCGGGTTAGGGTCTATAATGATCAAAATGGTTTAGAACAAGACCTAACTTTGTCTAAGCAATCTGTGGTTATCTTAGAATCTCCTTTGATTGGGCTACTTAAAGACCAGAATGCTACTCTACGATTGATAGAGCAGAAGATGGATCTTATGTACTCTCAAGACAAGGCGATTGTAGCAGGTCGTTTGAATGGTTTCATTCAAGTACCATACGCTACTAAGAGCGAACATAGGCAGGCTTTGGCTCAAGACCGTAAAAAGAAACTCGAAGAAGAGCTAGCTAATAGTCAGTTCGGTATTGCTACCTTGGATGCGAATGAAAAGTTCATTCATACCGGTGGTAACATCATGAACAACCTTGTTGACGACTTACGTAAGTTACAACAAGACTACTATAACCAAGTTGGTATCTCTTCTAAGATTCTTGATGGTACTGCAGGACAAGCTGAGCTTAATCTTTATTACCATCGAGCAGTAGACCCTGTTCTACAGACTATTGTCGATGGTCTTAATAGAACGTTCTTAACCAAGACTGCTAGAACGCAAGGTCAGGTAATTCAGTATTATCGTGACCCATTCCGTATGTTGCCAGTTGAACAACTAGGTACTGCGGCAGATCTCTTTGCTCGGAATGCAATATTTACTTCGAATGAAATCCGTGCAATGCTAGGTCGAGCACCTCACCCAAGCCGTATCGCAGATATGCTCTTTAATAAGAACATCTCTACTGGTATGGACCTAATGGGTATTGGTGATCCTAATGGTACAACCCAGGGGTATCCTGAAATCTACAACGATGGCCAAGGTGGGTATGTCGATGCGGACGGAAATCCGGTAGATGAGTACGGACGTCTCTTGGATGTATAAAATTTTTATGGAGGTTTTCTAGTTGCAAAAGAAGGCTGATTTTGCTGGATGGGTAACTAAGAATGACATTCGCTGTAGTGATGGTGTCACGATTCGTCATGATGCATTTCTACAAAGCGATGGCGCTCAAGTTCCTATCGTTTGGCAACATGATTACTCCAGTCCCTCAAATGTGTTGGGGTACATGAAACTTCAGCATCGTGACCAGGGTGTTTATGGGTATGGGTATCTAAATGATACCGAACATGCTCAAGACACTAGAGTCCTACTACAACATGGTGATTTAAACGCTATGTCTATCGGGGCTCGCGGTATCCGAAAGAACGGTAACGACGTAATTCATGGTGAAATCTATGAAGTAAGTCTCGTTCTCAAAGGTGCCAATCCTGGTGCGCTGATCGAACATGTTATGCTCCATAGCGCATACGGGACTGAAGAGTACGAAAGCGACCGTGCTACCATTCACACTGGTATCACGCAGGAACTCATTCATTCAGATACTGAAGATGAGTTAGAAGATAAAAAGGAGGGACACATGTCTCGTACATATGAGGAACTGTTAGAAGGTCTAACTGATGAAGAGGTTGAAACTCTCCTCGGTGGCGTTCTAGCTGACGTTGATGCCGCTTTGCAAGCTGAAGAAGCTGAAGAAGCAGAAGAAACTGAAAAAACTCAAAATGAGTTAGAAGTTAACGGTTTGGACGAAGAAGTCGCAACCGAAACTGTTGACGGAGCTACAGAAGACAATGAGGTCACTGTAGAATCTGGTGCCGATGCTGGTGATACAGTATCACATTCTATTTTCGAAGGAGAAGAAGTTTTGAAACACAATCAATTCCAAGGGACTACTAATGCTGCTGTATCTGAAGCAGAATTGGATACTTTACTACAAAGCGCGATTCAAGGAAACGCAACTTCATTCGCAGGCGTACTTCGTGCTAACGACGTTCTAGGTGAAGACTCACTTCAACACGGTTTGGTAGGTATGGAAACATTGTTCCCACAACCTGCTAATAACGGTGGAATTAATGTCTACAACCCAGGCTCACTTAACATTGACAAGATCATGGGACAATTCGGTAAGTCTCCACTTCCTCGCGTTAAGAATATGTTTGCTAACCTTACAGAAGACGAAGCTCGCGCTCGTGGATATATCAAAGGTAACCAAACTCTTGACTCTATCGAAGAAGTATACTTCCGTGAAACTACTCCAGGATCTGTTCACCGTCGTGAAACAATCGATCATGATGATTTGATCGACTTGCAAGATGGTGGATTCGCTGCTGTTAACTTTATCCAACAAGTTCAAATGGCTAAGTTCAAAGAAGAAATCGTTAAAGCCGCTTTCTTGTCTGACGGACGTCCATTGACACTTTCTGACGGTAAACGCAACCCTGAAAAGATCAGTGAAAAACACATTCGCCCTATCATCAAAGATAATCCATTGTTCGTGATCAAAGTAACTGCGGCTACATTTGAAACTGCTGTTGACGAAGTGATCGGTAAAGCATTCCCTGCATACCAAGGTTCTGGTAAACCATGTCTTTACATCAACCCATTCGACTTGGCTAAATTGAAGACTCTTAAAGACAAGAACGGTCGTTACTTGTATGCTCCATCTATGGACAACAACCAAGTACCTGGTAACGCGAACATCGCTGCATACTTCATGTGTGATGAAGTTGTTGAATACCGCGCTCTTCCTCAAGGAACATTCATCATTGGTAATCTTGTAGACTATCAATTCGGTATGTCTAAGAATGGTGAAATTGCTACATTTGATAGCTTCGATATCGACTTCATGCAACATAAATACTTGATGCATGCTCGTATGTCTGGTGCTATCCGTACACCTAAATCATTCATCGTCGTTACTGTAAGCGATAAAGCTGCTGCTGATGAAACTGTTGCCGCATTTGATTCTACTGGTCTTAAGACTAAACCAACTTGGACTGTACAAACAGACCCAACTGAATTCAAAGGTGTAGGTGCTAAGGCTGTAGATTATGACGCTGCAGTAAATGGAGTTGTTATGACTGAGGAAGAAAAGAAACTCGGTGATATTGAAACATCTCCAAAGCAAAAGAAACCTAAAAACGCTGAATAGTCTTTGAAAGTTAGGAAGGTAACGATATGACAAAAGCTGGAATTAGACTTATCTTCCGTTCCAAAGAGACAGAAGAAGTTGAAATTGGGGATCATCGTTATACCTATACGGTATCCCCTTTGTTAATTGCTAGAATATCTACTAAATCATTTATGATTGAGGATAGTGACTCAGTTAACCAGAATACTAAGTCGAAACTTAAGTTCGATGTTCTTTTGCCTAATGATGCATCTGACCGAGTGAATAGAATTAGCCACATTCTTTATATGGGCTCGTTCTATAAAGTAGGGACGATTAGACCTTACCCTCCTCGAGTTGCATTAACAGTAGAAGATCTCGAATTATCAGAGCTTAAGTCGGAGTTAGAACAGCGAGTGAATGAAACTTCTCGAAAATCTCAAAATGAATTAAAAATTGACGCATTTGATCATTTAGGTGTGTTGATGACTCCACCAGAAGAAACTAGTGAACTTCAAAAGAATTCATTAGTTCTGAAAGATGGGATTATTCAGGTCTGGGATGGAACGAAGTATACTGATATTGTTAAGGCCCTATCAACTAAAGTTACTGAACATACGGACGAGCAGTTATAATTGTATAATTCAAATGTGAGGTAACAAACTATGGGTTTTAAGACAAGAAAGGAATTTCTCGAAGTTCTAAAACAAGAGATCTGTCCGAATATTTATTTCACTCCTCCTGATGATGTTACGCTTAAGTTTCCAGCTTGTGTTGTTACTAGGGAAGACTTTGATATTCGTAAGGCAAATAACAAACCTTATATGTCTAACATGGGGTATAAGGTGGTTTATATGTCTAAGAACGAGTCGGATGAAATATTTATGAAGATCTCGAATACGTTTATGTATTCTGCTTTTAGATCTGAGTATAAGGTTAATGGGTTATATCACAAAGTATTTGTGGTTTATGTTTAGAAAGGAATGTCGATTTGGCTACAGTAGAAGAGGTTGTTAATTATGCCCGTTCTTTAGCGGATCAAGGGGTAGGTACTGATGCTGACGGTTCTTATGGAACTCAATGCGTAGACTTACCAAATAGTATTTCTCAAATTTACTTCGGTAAAATTCTATGGGGTAATGCTATCGACCTATTGGATTCCGCTGCAAGTTTGGGGTATGAAGTTGTATACGATGCAGTGGGAGTAAATCCTAGAGCCGGTGCGATCTTTGTCATGGATACTACTTATCTGTATGGTCACCCTTATGGTCACACAGGTATTGTTATTGAAGACTCTGATGGTTACACAATCAAAACTATCGAGCAAAACATTGACGGTAATGCTGATTCATTATACGTTGGTGGTCCTGCACGATACAATGAACGTAACTTTGATGGTATTGTTGGATGGTTCTATCCTCCATATACTGGTCTTCCTCAAGGTGACCCTGTCATCGCACCACAACCAGAGACTCCTGCAGACGAGGTTGTTGTAAACGAAGAAACTGCGAAATTTACAGTAATGGTAGCTGGACTTAATGTCCGTACTGAGCCACACGTTACTGCTGAGATCGTAGAAGTTTACACACCTGGACAAACATTCATTTACGATCAATGGATGGATGCTGACGGATATCGTTGGTTGTCTTACATCGGTGCAACTAGTGGTAAGCGACGTTATGTTGCTTGTGGTAATGTTGAGAACGGCGAACGCATTAATGCATTTGGTGAATTCTCAGAAGCTTAATATTTGGAGGAAATTTTAAATGACAAAATTGGTTTGGGATCAGGATACTAAACGTTTATACGAATACGGTGTTGACAACGGTGTTCTTTTCCTTAAGAAAAGTGATGGTAGCTACGAAAAAGGTGTTGCTTGGGACGGTTTGACTAAAGTCTCAGAATCACCAGAAGGTGCAGAATCTACTGCTAAATACGCTAATAACAAGAAATACCTTAACTTGCGCTCAGACGAACGCTTCAAAGGTCAAATCTCAGCCTACACTTATCCACAAGAATGGAATAAATGTCAAGGTAAACGTAGCCCTATTACTAACGGAGCTGGTGGTAAGAAAGAACTTGCTGGTGTGACTGTTTCTGGTCAAGCTCGTTCTGACTTCGGTCTTTCATACCGTACTGGTATCGGTAACGATACTGAAGGTTTGGACCATGGTTACATTCTTCACCTTGTTTACTCAGCATCTGCTGGTGTATCAAGTAAAGAATACCAAACTGTAAATGAAAGCCCAGATGCTCTTGAGTTCTCTTGGGACTTCGATACAGTACCAACACCAGTACCAGGTATGAAACCAACTGCGCACGTTGAAATCAACAGCACTTTGGTTGACAAAGACAAACTTGCTGAGCTTGAGAAGAAAATTTATGGTTCTGCTGATTCTGAACCAACTCTTCCAACACCAGAAGAAGTGTTCACCACTCTCGGTCTTGTCGCTGGGTAATTAGAATTTAATGACGTGGGATAGGGGTTGGACAACTAAGGTTCGTGTTGGCGTCAAAAATTCAAAATGAAATATAAATCTACATTAAAGGAGTATAGAGATGATTTCTAAAACAGTAACTTATAACAACTTACTCACTGGGGAACCAGTAACCGAGGAACTTTGGTTCCACTTACGTAAAGACGAAATTATTCGTATCATGGGTCGTGCTAAAAAGGATTGGGACGACTATATCAAAGAAATGATGAGCCGTGAAGACGTCGATGAGATCTTCGACTTTGTTGAATCTATTCTTAAGATGGCTTACGGTGAACGTTCTGAAGATGGTCGTACTTTCCGTAAAGACAAGAAACTTCAAGAAGACTTTGCTAACTCTGAAGCGTACTCTGAACTATTCATTGATATGATTACAGACGCAGTATCTGCAGACGGCAAAGAAACTTCTAAGTTCTTTAGCGCCCTTGTAGGTGATCCAAACAAAGGAACTGTTCCGGAATCAGTTTCTAAACTCAAGAAATAAGATAATTGAGGGGTAAATTTACACCCCTCTTTTATTTTTATTTGATAGCGAGGTATATATGTTAGTTATTGATACACCCGATCGAGAATATTATAATGAGGACACGTATCAATTCATAACTATACCAGGTCGCCGTTTACATTTCGAGCATAGTTTAAAAACTGTTGCGGAGTGGGAGACATTATATCGCAAGCCTTTTTTAACTCGAGAGGAAAAGACCACTGCTGAGCTCTTTGACTATTTCTTAATAATGTGTCAAGAGGATATAAGCTACTCGGATTTAACGCCAGATGTAATTGAACAGGTTTCAATGTATCTGGAGGATAAACCAACAGCTACAGTTATCAATCCAGTGGAGAAACCAAGTAATAATGGAATGGTTATGACGTCAGAGGTTATATATGCTTATATGGCCAATGCGAGGGTTCCATTCGAATGCGATACTTGGAATATTCATAGACTCTTAACTCTTTTAGGTGTCATCGGTGAATTCAACGCACCTAAGAAGAAGAAGTCTACGAGTCAAATATTGGATGACTATGATCGTATTAACAATGAACGGCAAGAGAAAATTCGTAAGATGCGAGAGGAGCGTGAACGAAATGCGAATAAAGGTGCAGACAATTAAGAAGAAAACTGGGTTGTCTACAATGGCTAAGAAAGCCGAAAACATGGATTCAGTTCGACATGCTTTACAATCTCGTGGACGGAGTGGATTGAGCCGGCTGATTTCTGCTACTCCTAAACGATCAGGGTCAACTGCTTCTTCTTGGGGTATGGAGGTTGAAAAATCTCAAAATGGTTTAAGTTTATACTATTCTAACTCGAAGAAGATTAAAGATGGTACCCCTCTTGTTGTGCTTATTGTTAACGGCCACGGTACTGGTACTGGTGGATATGTTCCTGCTAATAACTTTGTTACTCCTATTGTAGATTCTATTGCAGATGAGATATTGAGGGAGGTGGAAAAAGTAATTGAGTAGACAAATAATTGAAGAACGTCTTATTAAGCTCGGTATTGATAATGAACAGTTCAAGACAGGTCTTAAAGAGTCCTTATCGTCTCTTGAAGACTTAGATAAATCCCTTGCAAAAGTCGATGGTAAATCTAGCTTTGCAAATACCGAGAAAGCCACTAAATCTCTAGGTCGCTCCCTTACCGAATTAATGGGCTCTGCCCCTAAACTAGGGGATATGTATATGGGCGCCTTTAATAAAATCGGATCTGCTGTTGGTAGTGCGACAGGAACCTTTAGTAAATTTGCATCTGGTGTCCTAAACTTTGTTTCTCCTATAACATTAGGTGGTAAGCAAGCGTCTGAGGCTATTCAATCCATTGATACCTCTGTACAACAGACCAGCGGTAAATTTAGCATTCTACAATCGGTAGCATCTATTGCCTTGGGTAATATTGCGGCTAATGCTACAATGGCCGGCTTGTCTATGGCAAAGAACTTTGCGGGTAAGATACTTCACACAATCGCTCCGCTTAAAGCCGGTTTCGGTCAGTTTGAAGACAAGGTTAACTCAGTAAACATGTTGGTTGCTGCATTGGGTAAATCTGAAATGGGTCACATTACGGGATCCCTTGATGAGTTGCAAAAGTATGCAGAAACAACCAAATACTCAGTTAAGCAAATGCACAACTCACTTGCTCAGTTCGTAAATGCCGGGGTGGGTCTAGATGATGCCACTACCGCATTGAAAGGTTGGGGTAACCTGGCTGCTTCTGCTGGTGCAAGTACAGATGGATTTAACCGCTCGCTACAATTCGGGGTACAACAAGCATTACAAATGGGTATGATGAATACTCAGAACTGGATGTCTGTTGAAAATGCGGGTATGGCAACTAAACGGTTTAAAGATATCTTGGTCGAAACTGCTAAGGCTTTAGGACAAAACGTTGACTTATCTGAAGGATTCCGGGGGTCTCTTAAAGACGGCTGGTTGACTAACGAAGTCTTAATTAAATCCCTTGAACAGCTTGCTAACGATGAAACTTTGAAAAAGATGGCTTCTGACTTCCACACCTTTGGTGAAGCGGCAGAGGCTGTTGCGGACCAAGTAACATCTGGCTGGGCTCGTGTATGGGAAACCTTATTTGGTCAAGCAGGTAGTGATGAGCTTACTGCGTTCTGGACCAAATGGGGTAATGCTGCGGCCAATGCTTTGAGCGCGACTTCTGAAAAGGCTAATGAGTTTGCGAAAGCATTTGTATCTTTAGGCGGACGAGACAAAATAATGGGCCTTATGGATTCAGTATTTGGATCTATCGGTGGCGTGTTTAAATCTATTGGTGGCGCATTCACTCATGTATTTGGTGGAAATGTAAGTACTGTAGTTGGGCAAAAGCTAGTCGATATTATTGGAAAACTTTCTGAGAAACTAAGACTAGGAAGCGCTGAACTTCATGCATTTCAACACATCTTTATTGCTGTCTTCCAAGGACTTAAATGGATTGGTGCTGAAGTAGGCGCTAAGATGAAACTTATCGCTACGCTTATTCCAAACCATATGATCAAGGACTTCATTCTGATCGTTGGTATGATAGCGAAAGCTCTATGGACAACTATCCGTGCGTTTGAAGTATTTATTAGTAAACTAATAAACTTCAGCAAGATCGGTAAGGTCTTTAGTTTCGTAGGAAATGCTATTAATAAGTTCTGGGATGCAGTACATAACGGCTTAGCCAACTTCTCTGAGAAGTGGTCTGCCGCATTTGATAAGCTTCCTGGTATTGTCGGGAAAGTTATGGACTGGTTCAAGAAGCTATGGGAAGTAATTAAATTACTAACTCCTGCTATTGGACATCTTAAGCAAGAATTACACGGATTCTTCTCTAAGATTGCTAATCCGTTTAAGACTTTGGGTCATGCACTTGGTGATAACGGTAAAAAATTCAACGAGTGGTCATTCTGGGTAGGTAATGCTGTACAGCGATTCCCTATCTTCGGTAAAGCTCTAGGTAAGTTCATTGTCGGATTCTCGCATTTCAATGATGCAACTGGTCACATGGATTCTTGGGCTGGCCAGTTTGGTCACAAACTAAGAACTCACCTATCCGGATTCTATAATAGTGTACGAAATAACTACAGACGTACAATTACTAGTCATAGAACGTTCTGGAGTAGTCTTAACGGGGCTATGGATCAAGTTCTCAATCGCCAGATTACAACCTGGAAGCAGTTCCGTGAAGCGGTTAAATGGGAATATCTGATTCCGCCTGGCGTTCGTGACATGTTTAAGAACTTTAAGTTCTCTATGCCTGATATGTCAGGACTTAAGAAAGGCTTTGCGGTGTTTGCGTCCAATCCTTTTGGTGCGATCAAGAGCGGCACCCAAGGACTTTCAAAATGGTTAGAAAATACTACATTCTCATTTAAGGCCTTTGGCGATATTGTTCGTAAGCACTGGCCTACTCTCGGAGAGTACGCTGATAAATTAGACAAAGTAAAATTCTCATTGTCTTTCCTTAAACCAGTCGTAGACAGTGTCGGTAAGGCATTTGAATGGTTTAATTCTAAGATCTCGAAGATTAGCTTTGGTAAGATTAATTTTGGTGGTGCTGGTAAAGTCTTTAGTGATGCTGGTAAAGCGCTTACTGCTAACTTCTCCGAAGGTATCGTTCCTGGTATCGTCAAATCCATTGACGGATTCCGTAAGTGGGTTGGTGAGCTAGGTGCAGTCAAATCTATCTTTGGTGGCCTAGGATTAGGGGCAGGCGTTATCGGCGAAGTCTTTAATACCATTCGTAAAGAAATGGGCAAATCTAAGATTGACTTCAGTAACTTTAAGACAACCCTAGAAACATTTAAGGGCTGGTTCCATGGTTTCTGGCATGGCTTAGCTAATGTTGTATCAGGTGATACTTTCTCTAAAATTGGAGCAGGTATCAAGAACGGATTTAGCTCGGCTATGAGCTGGATTTCTAGTACATTTGGTCCATGGTTTAAAGGATTCTTCTCAAGCTTACCATCTAGTGTGCAACATGTATTAACTGGACTATGGGATTTAATTAAGCAATTCGCCTCATCAATCGCCTCAGGTTTCAAAGACACCAACTTCTCATTTAAGAACTTTGGAGAGGTTGTCGATTCTGTAAGTAAGGGTGTTAAGAAAGCCCTTGAAGAGATTGGGAAAGTCCTTAAGAAGATCTGGGACGGCTTTAAAGATCTGTTTAAGGTTACCGGTGTATCTGCTGATGAACTTACAGAGGCTGACTTCGGAGATCGTAAGATGAAAGAAGCCGAAGCCGGAATGAACCGTTTGGGCGATAGCGTAGATCGTGTCCATGAAAAGAGTAAAGGTGTCTTTGCAAGTATTGGCGACATGGCCAAACTTCTTGGTGAGACATTCAGTGCTGTATTAGCACCATTCAACAAAGCAGACTCTGCGGCAGTTGGTAAGATCCTTACGTTAGCAGCCGCTATTATCGTGCTTTGGAATACTCGTAAGAAGGTACTCGGTATTAAAGACATGTTCCGTGAATTCGGTAAAGGTATTTTCGAAGGAGCTAACTCTGTAACTGGATCTCTTACGAATATGTTTAAAGCTATTAGTGGACACTTTAAAGCCAAAGCCAAATTCCAAAACATTAAGTCCTTTGCATTAGCTATTGCTACTTTGACAGGTTCATTATTGGTACTATCAATGATCCCTGCGGATAAACTTCAACGGGGTGTCCTTGGATTGGTAGCCGTTCTTGGTGCATTTGAGGTATTTTACTTATCGCTTTCGATGACAACTAAGAAATTTGATCCAAGCAAGGTACAAAGTGCAAAAGATATGATGCTTGGTATGCTTGGTGTAGCAGGATCTATTCTTATGATCTCAGGATCTGTTATGTTGTTAGGTCGCTTGGACGGGGAGTCTCTTAAGAAAGGACTTCTTTCTGCAGGGGCTATCCTTGTAGCAATGGGTGGTTTGATGGCTATAATGGCCCATATGCAACGAAATGCTAAAGGGTTTGATGGGGGTTCTGCTAAAATCTCTATTGGTATTCTAACTTTTATTGGTCTAGCTTATTCAATTAAGAAAGTCGCTAAGGTAGTCAAAGATATCGGTACTTTGGATGCAGATTCTCTTAAGAAAGGCCTTGCCTCTATAGGAGTTATCATGGTAGGTATAATGGGGGTTCTTTATATGGCTAAGAACCTTAAGGATGTTAAGACTTCATCAGTTCTTACATTTATTACCATGGCTAAAGCCGTTGCTGGAATATCAAAAGCTGTAAGTGAATTAGGATCTCTTGATACCGAGGTTCTTAAGAAAGGCGGAGCGGCAGTTACTATCATGCTTGCTGTTATCGGTGGTATTGCATTAGCATTTAGTAAGCTGGATAATACTAAGCAATCATTTACTAAGAATGCACTTGTCATGTTCGGTGGTATTGCTGGAATGCTGTATATGATGCGTAGCTTAGCGCAGAATATTGGCTCGATGAAAAACCCTGATGCAATTGTACAAGCACTTGGTGCTATGGCAGTAGTTACTGCGGCCTTTGGTGCTCTAGCTATGGTTCTTCAAAAGAACAACATTGCAGATAAAGGAATAAACGAAGGTATCAAGAACCTAGCAGTACTTTCGGGTTCTGTTCTAGTTGCTTCTGCCGGTCTTCTTCTTCTAAGTAAGATGGAAGGTAACTTCGGTAAAGTAGTAGTTGCCTGCACCGCTTTAGTTGCTGTGGTTTACTTGTTTGTTAAAATCGGACAAGCCGCTCGGAACATCAAGAGAGAAGGTATCATAGGTCTTGCTGCAACAGTTGGGGCATTGATGGCCTCAGTATATGCTCTGAAAGAGTTAACTACTATACCTGTGGACAACATCTTGTTACAAGTAGGTATGCTTGTGGGCGTCGTTGCTGCAATCGCCACTATTGGTGGCTTACTTGGTAAGTTTGGTGGCTGGGAAGCAATCGCTGGTATTAGCGCACTTGGTGCGTCCCTTCTTATGATTGGTGGTGCTATCGGTATTGCATCTGCTGGTATCGGTTACTTCTTGCAAGGAATCGCTTCTATTATAGATGCTATTACTCGACTTATTGATACCGTATCACGTCTTGGTAAAGAAGGCGGAGAAAACTTCCGTAAGTTCTTTGCTGAGGCATCTAAGTCATCTGGTGATATCGCTGAAGTTGTCGCTGGTATGGCAGAAGGTGTGGTTGTTGGTCTAGTTCGTGGTATTAGCGGTAATATTGGTAAGTTTATTGAAATCGGTGTTGAGCTTGTAAAAGGTATTATTATTGGTATTGGCAATGCCGCTGTTGATATAGCTGGCGCCCTTGTTGATATGCTTTCTGCTGCTGTTGATATGGTTATTGGAGCAATTCCTAGATTTATTACTAGAATTCTTGACTCTGTGCTATTAGGTTTTCAGCAGATCGCGCAATGGATACGTAATAATGGTAATCTTATTGCTGTTTCTGTGACAGATGTATTTGCATCTATATTCTCGCTACTTGTAGAGATTGTAACCTCGATGTTGTCTTTTATTCTAGATGCCTTCGGGCAAATACCTGGTATTGGGAAATACTTTGAAAAGGCTAAAGAGGGTCTACAAAGCGGTGCTCAAGGATTTGAAAAATGGTTGCATGACCGTGTTGACGGTATTAAAACCTATGCGGAACTCGCCGCTAAAGGCGGTGTTGATGCTGCAATTAAACAGTTGGATAGGCTAGGTACCGCTGAAGTCCAAGGTGCTATGAATATCGCAGCTAAGTCAAAAGATGGACTTGAATACTTTAAGACATTCTGTTCGCAATTAGGTATTCAAGGTGCTAATGAGTTTATCCAAGGTCTTAAGAACAAAACCATTGACGCTAACGAAGCTGGTAAGTTATTCTCCAAAATGGTTGAAATGGGTATGTCTGAAGCGCAGGTTAAACAGATTGCTGAAAAAGCAGGGTATGACTATGCAAATGGCGTACTTACAGCTAAACCCGAAGTTAAGGCAAATGCCGACGATATCAAGAAAACCCTTGAACAAGGACTTGGTGGAGACGGTAATTGGGACATGAGCTTACTTAACGGTGCATTCAATATGTTGAATGAGCACCTTGGCGGTAAACTTGATATGACTAAGGCTATGGCCGCTCTTAAATCTGGACAGATCCCTCAAGAGATGCTCCAGAAAATGGCGGAGGGCGATTTCTCAGGCATGTCCATGGAACAAATGCAACAGTATTTGTCTGGATTTGATGGGACTGCCGAAGCGGCAGGTCAGAGAGCACAAGAGGTTAAAGCCGCTGTAGAAGTAGGGCTTTCTGGAAACGGTAATTTCGATGTCGGTCTTGTAACTCAAGCATTTACGAACTTGGATACATATTTGGGCGGACGCTTAGATATTACTCTGGCATTAGCCGCGCTTAAATCTGGAAATATTCCGCCTGCTATGCTTGACCAATTAGCTAAGGGCGATTTCTCTTCAGTTGCTCAAATGCACATGGATAACTTCATGAGGCCTGTTGAATCAGCGCCGGGTAAAGTGGAAGACAATATCAGTAAGATTAAAGGATCTGCCCTAACTTCGATTGACGGTATGTATTCTGAGGTACTTCCTAAAATAGGTGTCAGTCAAGAAGAAGCAAATAAATTGATTTCTGACTATAACTCTGGTAAAGTTATGACTCAAGAGGAGCTTCATAAAGTAGGCCAGATTATTGTGGCCTCTAAAGGAGAGATTCATCAATCTGCAAAAGAAGTTGCTAATAGTGCTAATGAAGGGCTGAAAACAGTTGATGGCAAGCCTGCTGGTTATAAAGCGATAGACGATTTCTCTACTGTTATAAATAGTGGAACTGGTAAAGCGAACGGTGCCGGTGCTAATGTTGCGAGAGCGGCTGGTGAAGGTATGAAATATGATGCCTCAGGATCTGGTGCTGCTATTTCCGAATCCTTTGCTGGAGGTATTGCTAGTTCGCGTGCGATGGCGGCGGTACAAGGCGCTGTTGGTCGTATCATGGGCGCCGTTCAAGCGTTATTCCCGCACTCTCCAGCGAAAGAAGGTCCTTTCTCTGGCGAAGGTTGGCGTCAAGTAGCAAGATCGGGTCGTGCTATTGTCGTAGAATTTGCTTCAGGTTTGGGCTCTACAGGATCTTTTAATGCCGTTAACAACAGCATGAGCAAGGTTCAACAATACATTCAAGACGCTCTTGGCGAAACATCAGACTACCTTGATAATAACATGGAGCTTTCTCCGGTTATTACCCCTGTCTTAGATATGTCTAATGTTGATGGATATACATGGAATGGATCTGGTTATCTTGGACTCACTGGTGCAAATATTAATTATTCGTCGCTTAATCCTACAAGCCGTAGTATTGCTTCTAATCGTTATTCTATTGACGAAGTGGTACGGGGATTAAATAATGTAGACCAAAAATTGGCGACTCTTACTGAGAACTCTGCTATTGGGAACGACCTCCTTGCTCAAGGACAAGTCAACCCAATTTACTTGGATAAAGATCTTGTAAACCGTGCGTTAGCGCCAGGTATGGCAGATGCGCAACGGACTTACAGTGATCGATTAAATATGTTAGATGGAGTGTTACCACGATTATGAGAGATGAATCATACTTCTCTATAATCTTTGGTGAAGGAACTGATGCTGTTGATATCGGTAAACTCCTCGATGCTGTAACTAAAGTTGAACGTAATGCTGGTGCTGGTCAGGAACATACATATTCCGCCGGCACTGGCCGTTTTGGTAAGACATGGGTTTCTGGTAGAAGAAGCTCTTATGATATTACTATTGAAGGACAAAAGACAGGGAGTCCTGCTGAGCTATTATCGCTTCGTACGAAACTAGCTCGGGCTCTTGATTGTCCTGATGGGCCAAAGAAATTACAGTTTGATGACCAGGATGGTAAGTACTACCTTGCTGTTACATCAGGTCAACCTAAGTTCACTGAGGATTTACAAAAGAGTCAGGCTACGGTGTCTATTTCATTTGAAGTTCCGGATGGTTTATTACATTCCGAGCTTACAAAGGTATTGACATCGAAGACCAACTCCCCAGATATTGGTTCTCTTACTAAAGAGGGGAATATTGTCAAAATGACTTTAAATAATGCAGGAAGTGCTCCAGCATATCCTCGCATTAGAATTAAGAACGCTGGAACTAACGGTTGGATTGGCATTGTTAATAAAAACGGTGTGATGGAAATCGGTACAAGCTCCTCAGGAAGAGATGGTGCTGTAACCGCTTCCGGATCTTATGACCAATCACAACTACTGCTTAACTTAACACCAAACGACTCTGCTGGATGGCGTAAAGGGGCGAATATTGGTGGTAAACTTAGCTCACAATCTCCTTTAACCGTAGCTAGTCACGCTGAGATCAGCGACCTAACACTTGACTGGGCGCCAAGAGATGCGGGTAGCGTAGGTTATTCTTGTCCTGGATTACACTGGACTCGTTCTGGGTCTAAGGGTATCGGTCAAGACTGGGGATGTGCTGTGTATGAGTATACTCTACCTGCGGATAAGAATAACGTTAAAGGTGCTAAGAATTTCCGTTGTGACTTTAACTTAAAACTCTGGGCATCTAAGATTGGTCAAACTGGTCTGTTGGCAATCATGTTTATGGACGATAACGACCGACTTATTTGTGCCTACAGCTTGGATAAATATACCACTGATAGTGATAAGGTTGTACAAGTCTTCACTACAACCGATATTCACAAGCTTCCTCGTGAAGAGAATGAATTCGGATCTAATAACAATGAGCCAGGTCAACAACGGCCTAACCCTGCTTTTAATAGCAGAACCGGTAATGCTTATGTTATTAAGGATGGTCCAAAGTTCACATATGGATATAACGGTATTCCTAAGACTATCGTTGATGCTACCAAAGAGAACTTAGAATGTACTAAGATCTGGGTTCTTTATGGTAGAGCACGGAGCGAGAGACCAGGCACTGGTCATTTGGATACCTTATGTGTACAATCACTTAAATTCCAAAAGACTAACGTCCAACGTTACGACCTTGTTCCTAACAAGTATAACGCTGGTAGTGAACTTGTTGTCGATATGTATGAGGGTAAAATCTCATATATCTCTGATCCGGAGGCATCTAGCCAAGGGGTCGGCGCTGAGGGAGATCTAGCAAATGGATCTCGGTACTTCGCAATTCCTCCCGGGGAGTCGCAACTTGAAATTCATTCTTCCGGATTTGTTACAACAGCCCCTGAGGTTATTGTAGAGTGGGAAGAAGCATGGCTATAAGAAAGGAGGCCGAAACTTCAAAATGAATGTAAAACCTGCATGGCAGTTAGCAGTTCATGACAACGCAATGAATATTGTTGATCATATTAACAACGATGTTCCGGGTTCTCTGAAATATTACGATGAAGAGTTCCATCAATACTGCGGTAAGGGTTCGGCTACCTTTACTTTTACTGTCGATAAATATTCAAATGGTGTTCTAAATGAACGTATAGCCAATCTCACTACAGAGTCTTATATCTCCTTCCATGAAGATGATATCGACTATGTGTTCAACGTAATGACTCGTAGGGAAACAGATTATACTATTACATTAGAATGTGTTACAACTAACTTAGAGTTACTTAATGAGAAGGTTGTTGCTTATGAGAGCAAAGATGCTAAGTCATTCTTAGAGTATATCGAAGCTATGCAACTCTTTAAATTTACTCGTATTGAATTGGGTATTTGCGAAATTCGTAATACTAAACAGACGCTTAAGTTTGAATCTGATGACGATACATGTTTGGCTCGGATCCTTAAACTTGTCGAAGCGTTTGATGGTGAGATGGAGATTATAACCAAACTTACCGATGGTGGCCAGATTGATAAGTATATACTTAATGTTTATAAATCTCGCAATGTCGCAAAAGATAACGAACCTGGTTTAGGACGAGTTCGTACCGACATTCGGTTACAGATGGGTCGAGACGTCGCTTCTGTTATTAAGAAAGAGGATAAGACTAATCTTTTCTCTGCTATCCGGATGCGGAATAAAGACGGTGCATATATCACCTTCCCTAACTCTCGTGAGATCAAGGCTGCAGACGGTGCGCACGTTGAAATGTACTGTAACCGGGGGTCTCATACAATCTATGCACCTATCTCGGCTAAGCTCTATCCCTCTGTAAACAAACGGGATAACTGTGACCCATGGATCGTACGTGATGTTAAGACCGAGTTTACTAACGCAGATGAAGCATGGGCTTACGGGGTTAAGATGCTACGTAATTATATGTATCCTATTACAACATGGGAGATCAGTCTTAACTCTGCTATGGTTCTTCAACGTTACGATATCAAGATTGGTGATGTAATCTTCATGACCGATGAGAACTTCGTTGGCGGATTGCTTATCCGAGCTCGTGTCATTGAGATGGTGCGCTGTTCTACAGATCATAGTAAGACTAAGCTCACATTGTCTAATGTCGTTGCTATTCGACCAACCAACAACTCAACGTTGATGAATACAATGTCACGGATGATCAATGACGCTCAACCTTTCAAAATGACTGTAAAAACTACAGGGCCTACGATGTTCCGTGAGCTGACAGATAGCTGTGAGCTTATTCCTACTTTATATAAGGGTAAATCTGAAGTTACAGATGTTGATTTCAGTTACTTCATTGACAATAACCTTGCGGGTAGTGGAACTAGGTTCCGGGCATCAAGATCTAATATTGGTACTAGCGGTAATGCTCTGATTACTATTCAGGCTTGGGTTCAAGGTCAGATGGTTGAGTTCCAAGATGTAACAATCGCTACTGTAAATGACGGGCTATCTCCTGTTCTTACAGTGATTGAGTCGAGTAACGGTGACGTGTTTAAGAACGGTATCATCAACACTGTGCTGACTGCTAAGCTGTTTAGAGACGATGTCGAGATTGACACCCGGGGCGAAGCCTTTAACTATATTTGGACTAAGACCAACGCTAATGGTGAAGTAGATGAACCATGGGGTCAGCGTCCTGAGTCTAAAGTGAAGAGTGTCAGCGTTACTCGTATTGACGTCGAAGATAAAGCGACATTTTCAGTTGCTGTTGTAACTAAGTAAGGAGGTGGTGGTATAATGAGTTTAATTTCAACTAGTCAGATTACTATTGTCGATTTGGATGACGGCAGAACCCAGTATACACACCTTGCTTGGTGTAACTTTGGCTTTAAAGTTAATTACGATGGGTCTAACGCTTACAACGCATTTACTAAAGATCCGGAAAAAGGGCGCATATTAACTCATATAGGTATATACCAAGATTTCAATTTCGCAGGTAGCGACCGTCCTGAAGATTATCATTGGTCTCAATGGCGAGGTAATGATGGAGCCTCCGGTGTTCCAGGCGCTCCTGGTGCTGATGGCCGTACTCCGTATGTCCACTTTGCTTATGCCGATAGCGTAGATGGATATACTGGATTTACTACGGCCGAAGTATACACGCTAGCTCAGGATATTGACTCAGAACCAACTAAGGTTAAAGTCGACGTATCTAAGAAGCTATATATGGGTACTTACACCGATTATACCGAAGAAGATTCAACAGACCCTTCGAAATACAAATGGCAGAAAGTACGTGGTGCTGATGGTGCTAACGGTACACCTGGTAAGCCTGGTGCCGATGGCCGTACCCCATATGTCCACTTTGCTTATGCCGACTCTGCTGATGGTAGAACTGGATTCACCGTATATGGCGACCCTAATAAGAGGTACATGGGTACTTACACCGACTTTGAAAAAGCCGATAGTACGGACCCTACCAAGTACAAATGGTCTCTTATAAAAGGTGCCGACGGTGCTAACGGTGCACCAGGCCCTCAGGGGGTTCAAGGTCTACAAGGTCCTAAAGGGGATCAAGGTATTCCTGGTCAGAGAGGTGCTGACGGTAGAACTCAATACACTCACATTGCCTATGCTGATAACGCTTATGGTAATGGGTTCAGTCAGACTGCAACTAATAAAGCCTATATTGGTATTTACCAAGACTTTAATCCAACCGACAGTACTACTCCGTCGTCTTATAGATGGACGAAGTGGAAAGGTGACGATGGGGCTAACGGTATCCCTGGACCTAAAGGTACAGACGGTAAGACCCCATATATTCACTTTGCCTATGCTAATTCGGCTAATGGTAATAGCGGGTTCAGCGTTAGTGATTCAACCAACAAAGAGTATATTGGTACATACACCGACTTTACAGAAGCCGACAGTACTAACCCTAATGTCTACAAATGGACTAAGATTAAGGGTGCTGATGGTGCTAAGGGCGATAAAGGGGAACAAGGTGACCGAGGTTTACAAGGTCCCGCTGGTCCTGCTGGTCCTCAAGGTATTCAAGGTCTGCAAGGTCCTAAAGGGGATCAGGGTATTCCTGGTCCTAGAGGGGTAGACGGGTTAACACAATACACTCACATTGCATATTCTGATGCTGATGACGGTCGTATCGGTTTTAGTCAAACTGACTCTAACAAGCCTTTTATCGGTCTCTACCAAGACTTTATTCGAGAGGATAGCCCGGAACCAAGCAAGTACCGCTGGACAAGATGGAAAGGTCAAGACGGTGAACAAGGTCTTCCAGGTAAGCCTGGTGCTGATGGTCGTACTCCATATGTTCACTTCGCTTATGCTAACAGTGCAGATGGTAGATCAGACTTCAGTCTAGCCAACTCTAGTGGTAAGAAATACATCGGTACTTACACTGACTTTGAAGTAGGCGACAGTAGCGACCCTAGTCGATATAAATGGGTATCCTTGAACGGTGACTTAGTTATCGGGGGTCGTAACCTTTGGATTAACAGTAAAGTTATGGGCTATGTCGCTATCGAGAAGCTCCCGGAGAACCATATAACCGGTCAGACTGAATGTTTTCGAATTGAAGCTGAAGAGGGGAAGAATAATCTTATATTCAATCTAGCTCCTGAGTTCACAAGTCGATTCTACACAACAGTCACAATGAGCTGTTGGGTAAAATATGAGAATGTTCAACGCGGTAAATATGCTTGGTCTAACTTTAATGTCTTTAAATCAGGAGGACTTTGGAGACGTAACTCTAAGACTGGACAAATATCATCAGTAGACTATCCGTGGATGTTTGGATTCACGGGTAGCTCCGACTGGACTAGACTTGAGAAAGTTTATAACTTTGGATGGGATACAAGATATGACCAGTTGAAGACTGATATACGTATTTTATTAGAAGGTACTAAGACGGGTACTGCTTGGATTACTGGTATTAAGATTGAGTTCGGTAATACCACTACCGACTATACTGTTGCTCCAGAGGACTTGGATAGCGCTATAGCCTCTAAAGCCGACCAGTTGCTGACACAGGATCAGATCAACCAACTCTCTGAACGTAACGCTCTTCTCAAAGCTGAGTTAGATGCAAAAGCTACTCAGGAAGTCGTTGACGAGTGGATTAACCAAGTTCATAACCTTATGGATATTGAAGAGGCTGGTCGAAAGGACGCTGAGCAAGCCGCTATTCGAGCTAGTGAGCGTATCGCTGAGTTACAGAACAAAGTTGGTGAACTTAAGATCGTGACCGAGTTCGTTAACACCTACATGTCTCAATCTGAAGAAGGGATTATTGTGGGTCAGAAAGACGGTTCTTCAAAAGTTCTAGTATCAACAGATCGCATCTCTTTCATATCTGGGGGTAAAGAGGTAGCATCAATCTCTCAAGGTGTGCTACAAATTGATAACGGGGTGTTTGTCAAATCACTTCGTATCGGTCGATTTGTTACAATGCAAGACCCATCAAATCCAGATAGAAATATAACATTATATGTAGGAGGTGCATAGTAAATGGTAGTAGTAAACTTCTCTGGCCCTTGGGCTGGGAATGTACAATTAGAATTATGGTCTGATTGGAACGTTCAGAAACCTGAGCAAAACGCAACCCTTTTTAACGTACAAGTTCGATTAATTTCCTCAGGGGAAGGTCAAATCTTCTCGGGTAACGGTACTCGACGACTTTGGCTTAATGTTGCTGGTATCGAAGAGTATTATGATATTAACCCAGTTATTGGTAAAAATCAGAAACGCAATATCTTCGGTAAGGACTACTTAATCCCGCATAATCCAGATGGTACCAAGACTGCGACTATTTCTTGTGAATATCCTATTAATATTGGTGGTTATGGTACGGCGAAAGCTCAGTTTACTGTTAAGCTTAAGGATATTTTCAAAGGTAGCAAAGGTAAGGATGTATCTGGTACAATAGGTAGCCCTGTAACTCTCTCAGTTGACCGTAATGATACAAGATATACACATGCTGTAGAAGCTGAGTTTGGTAATTGGAAACAGAATATCAATGGAGATAGTCGGTTCGTTTCCACTTACAACTGGACACCGCCTATGGAGTTATGTAATCAGGTTCCTAACTCTGATAAGGGTGTCGGTAAGGTTAGGTATATAACTTACCAAAATGGTAAAGAGATCGCTAGGGATGAGAAAAACTTAACACTAGCGGTTCCGGCATCAGTCAAGCCTACGCTATCGTCATTTTCAGTCCGAGATACTAATACTGCTGTCAACAACTTGCTGGGTGATAATAAGTTTGTTTCGGTTCTATCTAATCTGAAAGTCGATTTCTCTAAAGGAACTGGGTCATATGGATCAACCATATCTAGTTATTCAGCAACTATTGTCGGTAAACCAAACTCTACTTATAACGAAGATGGCGTTATCGGTAGTATTGAGATGGTTGGTAACGCTGCTGTAGAGGCGACTGTTACAGATAGTCGAGGTCGGACTAGTGAACCTAAACGGGTTAATATCGAGTTTCTTGACTACTTCTTACCTCAGATCAGTTTTGAGGCTAAACGGGTTGGTGCTAACGGAGAGCAGATCCAAGTTATTCGTAATGCTAAAGTGGCACCTCTCCCAATGAATGGTAGTCAGAGAAATACGATGCGACTATCCTTTAAGGTTGCTCCGTTTGGATCTAATACCTTCAGTGAGAATAACGGCCCTGCTACTACTATGTTTACTAGCATATCTCAGATCACCAACTCAGCTGCTAACCTAGATGGTACTTTTTCTTCTGGTAGTTCTTATGTTATTATAGGGACTGTGCAAGATAAGTTTACTAGCTCAGAATTCAGGGTTGAGGTACCAACGAGATCTGTACTTATGTCTATGGACCAAACTGGGGTCGGTATTGGTAAGATACGGGAACGTGGTGTTCTTGACGTTGCTGGTGACGTTTATGCCTCAGGTCAGTTGAATGTAAATGGTATTCGTGTTGCTAATAAGACTATTCAGCAATACCCTCTTACATCTCTAGAGGGTAGAATCCAAGACGTTCGTTTTTCTAGAAAGGACCTTAATACCATTACGGAAACTGGTCTTTACATGGTATATGGGAAGCAAGGAGGTGCGAAGAATGGCCCTGACACACAAAAACATGGTATGTTAGAAGTATATGCACTTAACAATAAAGAGTTATTCCAAAGGTATATGGATGACCGTCTGAATACCTGGATTCGCTGGCGAGACTGGAGTAATAACTGGTCCGACTGGGAGCAAACTTATGTGTGTAAAGCAGATATCCCTGCTCCTGTTGTAGAAAAGCCTAAGTTTATCCATAAAGATTTTACTAATAATATACCGTATAAACTTCCAGCGACCATTACTAGAAGCGGTGACCTAGTTACTATCCACATACCTAGAACGATCAAGACTATCGTACAACGGGTCGAAAACTTCTTATGTCCTGAGACAATACCAGTAGGTTTCCGTCCAACTAACGTTGCAACTATGATATTAGCACTGAATGAATCTGCTAATTTCCTAGGTAATGCTATGTATTATTTCCACCCAGACGGCTCGATACGTATTACTACAGGTATTACTAAGACCGCTGTGTATATGGGGACTATCACCTATATTACAACAGACCCGTTCCCAGATAAATAAGGTACCCACCATACAACTATAATTAAGAAAGGAGATTTAAGTGTCTAAACTAGAATTTAAATCTAAATCGTTGGACTATGATCCAACTAACAACAAGCAAACTCATGTCATTCTTGTTGACGATAATAACTCAGTAGTCAACGTGTTCTTAGAGGAGACGGCTATTGACCTAAGTAACGCTGAGTTGTATAAGTTAGCTATGCAGAAGCATTATGACATCAACTTCCCTAAAAAGGCTGAGAATGAGCGATTTGAAAAAGTCGATGAGAAACTTGGTTCTATGGATGACGCAATGGATGTCCTTGTCGCATTTGCGGTATCTATCCAAGGGAATATGAACCTGCCTGCATATCGCCGAATCGCATCTGTAGCGAAACCATTAGTCAATGGTAAGCGATATAACAATGGCGATGTTGTTGTAATGCCATATCCGTATGACACGAACACTAAATGGCCTAAGGATACTCCGACCCTGTTTAACTTCGCAATGCAATCAGGGGAAGGATATAACTATAAAGGTCAAAAGCTAGCTGAAATGCTCCAACAAGGAGTACTTAGCGTGGTTATGCCACGTATTGAATAGAGAGGGAATATGCAAGAAAGAGAATTAATGCATTGGTTTATAACTGTCGTTATTCCAATCATCATTAGTCTTGGTAGCTTCTACATTTCCTCCAAGAACCGGGCGGCTGATTTAGAGCACCGTCTGACTGAGCTTGAGGTATCTGACAAACATAATGAAAAACTTATGGATAGTCATACTTTGAGATTGGATAAGTACGAAGAGGAACAGAAGATTATTCGGGCTTTAGTGGAACGAATGGATTACATGAACGAGAGTCTTAAATCAGTAAAGACGGATATGGACGAGATCAAAGTGCTTGTCCGTAGCTACACAGAATCACGAGGTAACAATAAATGAAACTTTCAAATGAACAATACAATACTGCTAAATTCATCTTACTCAACGTAGTACCCGCCCTAGTAACTTTGATTGCTGGGCTTGGTGTGTTGTATGGGTTTGATGCAACTAAGATCACTGCGACAATCGGTCTATTTGCGACCTTCGCAGGTTCTGTACTTATGATCTCTACAAAACGTTATAACGAAGCGCAAGCCGCTGAAGACGATGGACGTTAATACAAGGAGAAGTTGATGGCAACTCGATCTGAGGTACTTACTTGGGTTCGTAGTCTTGCCGACCGTGGTATCGGGGTTGACGCAGATGGTGCTTATGGCATGCAATGTGTCGACCTCCCTAACATGGTCGCTCAGAAATTCTTTGGGCGTGCTATGTGGGGCAATGGTATTGATATGTTAAAAGCAGGACAGGGTCTAGGCTGGCGCACAACAGGCGGTAATGAACCTCCTCACGCTGGTGCTATATTCTGCATGCGGGTATCATATCACGGCTACGGTCATACCGGTATTGTAGTTGGTGAACCTGATGGTAACGGTAACTTCCAGACTGTCGAACAGAACGTTGATGGTGGAATGAGCGGGGGTCCTGCTCGATACCGTACAAGAAGTTTAGGCAACCCAACAGAAAATATTATCGGATTTATATATCCTCCATATTCTGACGGACTAGGATCTACTGGTGGCGGTGGAGGAGGATCAGGCGAAGGAGAAACTATGGACTTTACATTTATGATTGGTGGAGAGGCGACATGGAACTCAAGAACCATCTATTACTATAATGGCGCGGTTAATGAGGTACAGCCAATCCACAACATGGAAGAACTAAAATATCTTCGAGCTATTTATCAAGACACTCATGGACGAAGCTTAAAACATTACGAGTGGAATACATCTGCACCAGTATATCATCGTATATTTGGAGTTGTTCGACCTACAACAAGGGATGAAAGTACTAAACCGGCATTGAGGTATTGATATGAGTATGTGTTTTACATTCCGTATTGAGGGGCGTGACCCAGGACAACCTTATTTGCATGGTTGGGATCCTCGCAAGGTGTATTTCTATAACGGTGATGATAACGAGATAATCTATATCGAAAACGAGGAAATCTTAGCTAGACTTCGAGAGGTGTATAAGGAATCTAGGGGTCGTGATCTAGTTCATTATGTATGGACTACAAACGCTCCCGTATTTATCCGGATATTTGGTGTATTAAGACCGAATGATGGTACTGGGGTTAAGCGAGAAGGACTAGAAGCGTTAAACCGTAAGATCGCTGAGTATGAGGACGCTTATTGGAAGCCGACCCATTTCATGCCTAAGGTAGCTTTGCATATCCGGAAAGAACCAACTAGAACAAGTGAATCTTTAGGGGTATGTGATATCAACCGTAAGTATAAAGTCCTGGAGACAGTTACACAATGTGACTGGCACTGGGCTAAGATCAACCACAACGGCATTGTCGGTTGGATTGCTATGGGTGATATAACCGGTGAATGGTACGGTGAGAAATTCAATGAGCCTGGTACATAGCTTGATGATAGGGCGTTGATAGGGTAAAACTTACAACGCTCATTTTTTTTTCAAAAATTTACTTTCTACTATATAGAAAGAGAGGATAATATCATGAAATATTATGTAAATGTAAATACTTGGATTGATGAAGAAGATTTGCTCTTCCAATGCAAAATGGCTATGTACACTAAAGATTGTGTTATGGATGCTATGCGGGAATACTTTGGTTCTCGTATGACACGAAAGGCACGATATTTGGTAGAAAAGCAATATGCTTGGATGGGTAAATTTATCAAGAATCCAAATTTGTTATTTGGACATATGATCACTTATTACGGATTGAAAGCTGAAAAAGAACTAGGGATGACACCTGAAGATAAAGCTGAATTACAGGTCATCGGAGCACGCTTGTTTTCTGAGTTGCCAGCAGAGCAACAACAAGAAGCAACCTTGCTAATGATGAGCAAAGTAAAAATCGCTTAATCAGATGGAGGTCTACCCTCCTTCTTTTTTTTTCAATTTTTTACACTCTACTATATAGAATAGATAAATTATATATTGGAGGAAAA